TCCTAACTTTTGTCCAAAGGTTACCGACTTGTGTGATGTAGGTTTAACTGGTATTGATAATGGTTTGGTTAAAAAAATGTCAGGAGAGACAATCCAAATAACAACAGGACTTTACACAAACAACACAGACAAATATAGTCGATACAAATACGATAGGAGAATGAAACTTCATCCTATCACAGGATTTACTACAACACAAAATAGATTGTGGAATGATGATTCATATACTTACGATTTGAGTTATGCAACTGATGGAGGTCCTGTAGGATATTTTGCAAGATTAGATGGAGGATTTTTTCAAGGGTTTTATAAGATACCTGGGTATGATTACCAAATTTTCCCACAAAGAGTTCCACTAGGTTGGACTGCGGAATTTATGTTAAGATACCGATGGACTGGAGATACAAGTGTTGGTCTTAACAATCGATATCCTAATAATAAAGGAACATTCTTTTATATGGGTTCTCGGGCTGAAAACAAATTTTATCATTATGCCGATGGAGAACCAAAACAAGATACCGGATATACAAGAGTAACCTCAGGTTTAACTTGTATGCATACTTGTGGGTGTGCTAGTTCTGCCAACACCGCATCGACTTGTCTTCAAGTTTATCAGATTTCAGGGGGTACATCAAAAAATTGTTCATGTGGATGTAATTGTGAGTGTGAGGTAAATGCACAATATCCTGAAAAAGATCCATTATATGACGGAGTGTCAAATGGACTTTCATTAAGGTTAAGTGGTGATAGTGGTAATCCGAGATTATGTATAAAAACCTATACAATAACTGGAGGTTGTGAAACAACAGGAACTTGTCAAACAGGATTGACTTATCACACAGGAACATCAGTTACCGAATGGTGTTCAACACGAGGGATTTTTGACGATTGTAAAAATACACCATATATTCAGTTGGAACATTGGGTTCAAATTGACGCTGTCTTTCAAAGAAATCAATGGTTAGATACCTGTGACCTTTATGAGAAGGGAGGATTGGGTCTTCTTGTTGATACAATTTATACCGCAACGCCAGCAAACAATAGTGTTAGTTTGATTGAGCCACCACTAACTCATGAATTACCTTATGATCCGGCAACAACTGAAATTGTAACATTCAATGACAATTGGACGGAAGAGAAAAAATATAGATTGGGAACTCTAAAAATATTCGTCAATGGTAAATTGTTTATGGTTGCCGAGAACTTCGAAGAAATTATTCCAAGATTGTTAAATGTAGAACGAGAAAAACAGATTGGTGTTGGATATAATATTTCTTTAGGTGGAGGTACCCAAGGACTCAAAGATAATTTAACATTTTCGGGAGGTTGTTCAGAATCTATAAGTGGAATTACCTATCAACAAGACCCTGAATGTTTAACAAGCGACGATTTAGATAATACAATATATTCAGGACTAACCACACATATTAAATTAGAAGAATATTTTGGTGGTAGTATGATTGGTGATATCAGTGCGTTTAGAATGTACGTTGAACCGTTGAATGCGTCACAAGTTTGGCATAATTTCAAATTGTTAAAAACAAGATATGGATTACTAGATCCAAAATGTCCTGATTGTTTTGTTATTCTTCCGAGTCCGACCCCAACTTCGAGTGCAACTCCAACTCCAACAAATACACAAACTCCAACACAAACTCCAAGTCAAACTGCAAGTGTAACTCCAACCGCTAGTGTTGGACAAACTCCGACCGCCACAGAAACACAAACTCCAACGCCAACAGTAACTCCAACAAATACAGAAACTCCAACTCAGACACCTTCTCAAACTGTGACTCAAACGTCAACAGTTACCCCAACCGCAAGTGTTGGACAAACTCCAACCGCAACTGAAACATCTACACCAACTCCGACTAATACTCCTTCTGTAACACCAACTAATACTCAAACCCCAACAAATACTGAAACACCTACTAACACCGTAACTCCAACTATCACACCAACCAATACGTCAACTGAAACTCCAACAAATACTCCAACTCAGACAACCACTGAGACGCCGACAAACACTCCTACAAATACGGAAACTCCAACAAATACACCAACTCAGACAACAACTGAGACACCGACTAGTACTCCAACTTCAACCCAAACTCCTACAAATACTGTGACCCCAACACCTACAAATACTGAAACTCCTACAAGTACACCAAGTTCAACCCCAACCGAAACTCCGACGCAAACACCAACCAACACCCCAACGAATACTGAAACACCGACCCAAACTGCAACACCTACACAAACTCCTACACCAAGTGTGACGGTTGGATTAACTCCGACCGCAACCGAAACGCAAACACCGACCCCAACTGTAACTCCTACTAATACTGAGACGCAAACACCGACCCCAACCCCAACTGTAACTCCAACTAATACTGAGACACCAACACAAACACCAACTAATACAGTAACGACTACTCCTTCAAATACAGTGACATCAACTCCTACAAATACTCAGACACTAACACCGACCAACACAGAAACTCCAACTTCCACACCAACTGTTACGCCAACACCAACTCCTGAGGGATTTTTATTACAAGAAGATTTATTTAGAATAGACCAAGAAGATGGATTCGGAATTCTAATTACACCATAAATTTATAATATATATTAAAATACAATGCCTAATTTACCAATATCACAATTACCAGAATTAACAGCAATAACTGCAAATGCTGAGTTTGCGGTTGCTCAAGGGGGGGTAACCTACAAAGTTAAAAATAGTACTCTAGCTCCATTTCCAACTGTTTATGGATTGTTTTCACAAACGGGAAATAGTGTTACTGTAAGTGGTACGACAACAGAATCAACCTTGATTGACGGTGGTGTTGGGACATTAAGTGTTCCTGCCAATGGATTTTCGGTTGGTGATAGTTTTAGAGCCGATTTTGGTGGAGTATTAAATGTTGGGAATAATCAAACCATCAGAATAAGATTGAAAACTGGATCAGTTGTATTGGCGGATAGTGGAATACAAGCGATAACAAATATTACAAATGACATATGGTCACTATCGGTTAACTTTACAATCAGATCTATCGGAGTTGCTGGTGTTGCATCAATTGTTTCTTTAGGATCATTTCACTATTCAAAAACTTCAAATACTACAGTAGAAGGATTTTCATTTAATACGGTAAATAACACCACATTTGATACAACAGTTAATAATACTTTAGATGTGACAGTAGAGTGGGGAAGTACAAACGCCGTCAATAATATCTACAGTGACATCTTTGTATTGAATAAAATATATTAATAATTGAACTAAGGAATGCCCTGTAATTATTACCAAATAATAAACTACAATAGTGTTGAAAATGGATATTACCGATATACAGGTTGTACTGGTATTGTTAGTGTCGGAATTATATCCCCATTGAACACAGAGTATGTTTGTGCCGAAGATTTGGTAAAAGAAAGTTATAGTGGGCCGTTGGACATTACAAACATAGGATTATGTCCAACGGCTACACCAACTCCGTCTATCACTCCATCAGTAACTCCAACCGTAAGTATAACTCCTACATCAATCACACAAACTCCAACACCGACTTACTCTCCAACACCGTCCGTTACTCCGTCTGCGGTATATAAACGAAATTTACGTGCTGGCGGATGGTATCAAAATGTTTGTCAATCGGTAAATCAAATCGCGAATCCTGCAAACGCCACGGTGTACACAACGATACCGTTTCACGAACTCGAGATTGGTGACAGAGTTTATGGGAATAAAGAGTTAACAATTCCTCCAGTTGGTAATTTCTTTACATTCTCAGATGGGGCAATTTTCGTTCAATTAAATGGAACTTTGATAATAAACAAAGGAATTTGTTAATCACATCATAAAACCAGTGAAGATTATAGAACTTTGTAATATTTATAAATTAAATAAGTTAAACGATGGCATGTAGTAAATATATACTTACAAATACGGGGTCAACATCAGTGAATTTTAGTTATAGAAGATGTGATGATTCAATGTGGGACTATCAAATCCAACTATCCCCGAACCAAGTAAAAAATATTTGGGTAACTGACGGAACATATACTGTGACACCATTATTCAAACCATCAATATCTTTGATTAACGACGGAGTTTTTCCTCCGGTCTAATTTAGCGGAAAAAAATATAAAAATATATGGCTTGCAGTAAATACATTCTTACAAATACAGGTTCAACTGTAGTAAATTTTAGTTATAGAAGATGCGATGATTCTTTTTGGGATTATCAAGTTGAATTGTTACCTAATCAAACAAAAAATATTTGGGTTATTGATGGGACCTACACAATTGCATCATCTTTCAAATCAACGGTTTCTTTAGTTAATGAAGGAGCGTTTCCTCCAATCTCTGCAACTAACACGCCAACTCCGTCTCCGACTCTAACACCATCTCCAACGATGACACCAACTGAAACCCCTACAAATACTCCAACTCCGAGTGTAACGGCAACAGAAACTGGAACACCTACACCGACTCCAACTAATACTGAAACATCGACCCCAACTCCGAGCGTGACCGCAACAGAAACACCGAGTCCAACTCCAACTGAAACACCGAGTCCAACTCCAACTGAAACACCAACTAATACACCTACAGAAACTCCAACTGAAACTCCTACAAACACACCAACTGCAAGTATAACTGCGTCTCCTGGAATGACACCAACTGCAACAGAAACTCAGACCCCAACTCCAACTGAAACTCCTACTAATACCCCTAGCGAAACTCCAACAAGTACACCTACAGAAACTCCAACAGAAACTCCTACTAATACTCCAAGCGAAACTCCAACAAGTACACCTACAGAAACTCCAACAGAAACTCCAACAAGTACACCTACCGAGACTCCAACCGAAACTCCTACCAATACACCTTCAGGAACTCCAAGTGAAACTCCTACCGAGACTCCAACTGAAACTCCAACAAGTACACCTACCGAGACTCCAACCGAAACTCCTACCAATACACCTTCAGGAACTCCAAGTGAAACTCCTACCGAGACTCCTACTATGACACCTACACCGTCGCAACCTTAAGAAAAAAAATAAATTAATGTTCACAAAACCCTCCACTTTGACGGAGGGTTTTTTACTTTTAGGATAAAATATATTTCAAATGAAAATTTTTATTCAAATTGCTTCTTACCGAGACCCACAGTTGGTTCCAACCCTTAAAGATATGATTGCAAACGCAAAAAAACCAAATAATTTGGTCTTTGGTATTGCAAGACAATATAGTGAATCTGATGGATTCGATAATTTGGATGAGTTTAGAAAAGATAAACGATTCAAAATCTTGGACATCCCATATCAAGAATCTAAAGGAGTTTGTTGGGCAAGAAATTTGACACAACAACTTTATGGTGGTGAAGAATATACATTACAAATTGATTCACACATGAGGTTTATCAAAGATTGGGATGATGTATTAATCAAAATGATTAAAGGATTACAAAAGGATGGATATAAGAAACCTTTGTTGACAGGTTATGTTCCTTCATTCGATCCTGAAAATGACCCTGCAGGTCGTGCACAAGACGCGTGGAGAATGGCTTTCGACAGATTCATTCCTGAAGGGGCGGTATTCTTTTTACCTGAAACAATACCAGGTTGGAGAGAGATGACAAAACCTGTTACCGCAAGATTCTATTCCGCTCACTTCTGTTTTACACTCGGACAATTCTCAACTGAAGTACAACACAACCCTGAATATTATTTTCACGGAGAAGAAATTTCAATTGCGGCAAGAGCATATACCTGGGGTTACGATTTGTTCCACCCACACATTCCTGTTGTGTATCACGAATACACTCGTAAAGGTAGGACCAAACAATGGGATGACGATAAAACTTGGGGTGATAAAAACAAACATTCTCACTTAACAAATAGAAAACTATTTGGTATGGACGGTGAAACTCAAGAAGGACATGATGGTCAATATGGATTTGGTACTGTCAGAACTCTCAGAGAATATGAAAGATATGCCGGATTGTTATTCGAAAAAAGAGCGGTTGACCAACATTGTTTGGATAAAAAATATCCACCGAGTCCTTTGATTGAAGATGAGGAAGAATGGAAAAAGAGTTTTTCAACAATTTACAAACACTGTATTGATATTGGGTACACAAGTGTACCTGAAAAAGATTATGACTTTTGGGTTGTTGCCTTCCACGGGCCAAATGATGAAACCATTTATCGAAGAGATGCCGATAAAAATGAAATTGCAGGATTTATGAGAGACCCTGACAAATACTGTAAGGTATGGAGAGAATTTCCTACAACTGTGTTGCCATCGTATTGGGTGGTTTGGCCTCACTCAGAATCTAAAGGTTGGTGTGATAGATTAACAGGACAACTAAATCATAACCACGTAAGTTAATGAAGTTTTCAGAGATACCAAAGTTTGTTATCAACTTGGACAGAAGACCTGATAGAATGGAATCAATAACCAAAGAAATGGAATATATTGGTTGGGATTTCGAAAGGTTTTCAGCGATAGATACAAACTCGTATATGGGTATTACCAAATCCACATTCGAAATTATTAAAATTGCTCAAGAAAGAAAATATCCAAGAGTAATGTTAATTGAAGATGATTGTGGGTTTATGCCATATGCGAAAGATTTATTGATACAAATTGAAGAAACTTGTTCTGACTTGGAGTTTGCAATGTTTAATTTGGGTCCAACACAAAATAGGCCTATCAATGTTAGTGATAAGTATGAGTTATTGTTTGATATGACAAATACTCCTGAGGCACCACCCGAGTGTAGAGGGATTTACGGTGCTAACATGGTGATTTATGATGAGTCAATTTATGACAAAATTTTTGATATTTCACAAACCGCATTTACTACAAGTGGAGAATATTACTTTGCGTTAGACGATTACACTTATCAGTTTATTGTTCAAAAATATCAAAGTTATTCACCAATATTACCAATTGCTCCACAGAAATCGAATTACTCGAACATATCAGAAGGTATGTACAACAATTGGTACATGCAAACATATAATTGGAATAGGTGGACTCCAAGAAAAATACCAAATGAATTTATGGACCAATATAAGGTCCAAGAAATGAAAGATAAAAACGAACATCATAAATTTTATTATGTCAGTTAAATTTATAACTTCAATATATAGTGACTTATATGGTACTGAGTTTGGTGGAAGAACAAACAGAGGTGGTCATTATAGATTTAGTTTATTGTCATTACTCAAGATGACGGACGCAGATTTTTTGTGTTACACTTCAGACAGGGAATTGGAATCATTAATTAAATTTTTTTATGAAGAACACCAAATTTCTCCTGAAAAATTAAAATTCCAAACATTTGATATTTCACAAACGAAATTTAGAGATTTAATTAATCAATATAAAAATATTGATGAAACAAAAAAATCTGATAGATGTATTGAAATCCAATATTCTAAATTTCATTGGTGGTGGAATGAAGACAAATCTTACGATTACTATTATTGGATTGATGCCGGATTATCCCATTGTGGTTTAATCCCATTGAAATATTTGACCGATAATGGATTGGTTAGAAGATATTATGAAAGTTCCTTATTCAATAATGAATTTTTGAAAAATGTAATAGAAGAAACCAAAGATAAATTTTTGATAATCGGTAAAGAAAACGATAGAAATTTTTGGTCAGGTACTGTGGACAGAAAATGGTATAAAGAGTACGACAGAGGATTACATATTATCGGAGGACTTTTTGGTGGGCACAAAAGTAAATGGGACGAAATTGTTAATTTATTTGAAGGGTACATTCAAAACATTATATCTGAAGATAAAGGGAACCCACATGAGGAACACGTCATGACCTTGATGTATTATAATCATAAAGAACTTTTTGAACGAAAACATTTTGATATTTGGTGGTGTCGGGATAGTGCTCCACGAGGTACTTCTGAAGAACTATTTCAACAGAATAAAAGTTTTTATAAAATATTAGAAGAATTTAATAAAATATATGAGTAATATAACTTTAGTTACAGGTATTTGGGATATTGGTAGAGGGGAATTAACCGAAGGGTGGAGTAGGTCTTACCAACACTATTTAGACAAATTTGAGCAATTACTTAAAGTTGAAGAAAACTTAATCATATTTGGTGATGAAGAACTCAAAACTTTTGTTTTCGAAAGAAGGACAACTGAAAACACTCAGTTTATTATTCGTCCATTAAGTTGGTTTACCTCATCAGAATTTTTCCCATTAATTCAAAATATCAGATCTAATCCTGAATGGTATAATCTTGCTGGTTGGTTGAAGGAATCGACACAAGGTCGTTTAGAAAATTACAATCCTTTAGTGATGTCAAAAATCTTTTTGTTACATGACGCTAAGATAATGGATCAGTTTAATTCTGAATACATGTTTTGGATCGATGGTGGTTTGACTAATACGGTACATCCTGGATATTTTACTCATGATAAAGTATTAAATAATTTATCCAAATACATTTCGAAGTTTTCATTTATTTGTTTCCCCTATGCGGCCGAAAGAGAAATTCATGGATTTGAATATAACAAATTAAATTCTATTGCGGGTTCCAAAGTTAATAAAGTTGCTCGAGGTGGTTTTTTTGGCGGTCCTAAACATACAATTGGTGATGTGAATGGAATTTATTATGGGTTGTTAAAAAGCACTTTAGAAGAAGGATACATGGGAACTGAAGAGTCAATCTTTAGTATTATGTGTTACAAACATTCCGATTTATTTAATTATTTTGAAATCGAATCAAATGGATTGGTAGGTAAATTTTTTGAAGACCTTAAAAACGATTCCTTGAAAGTTAAAAACGAAAGTTCGGTACAAGTTGTCAATAATTTAGATACTAACAAGGTTGGTTTATATGTAATCACATTTAACAGCCCAAACCAGTTTCAAACATTAATCGACTCCATGTTGGCCTATGATAAAGATTATCTCAATAAGACAAGTAAGTTTTTATTAGATAATTCCTCAGATTTATCAACTACCGAGGAGTACTCGGCTATTTGTGAAAAATTTGGATTTGAACACATTAAAAAAGACAACTTAGGAATTTGCGGAGGAAGACAATGGATTGCGGAACATTTCCAAAATGAAACAGATTTAGATTATTATTTGTTTTTCGAAGATGATATGTTTTTTTATCCTCATGAAGGAAATGTTTGTAGGAATGGATTCAATAGATATGTTCCAAATTTGTATAGTAAATCATTAGAAATTATCAAAAAAGAAAATTTTGATTTCCTTAAATTAAACTTTAGTGAATTCTATGGAGATAATAGTACACAATGGTCGTGGTATAATGTTCCTCAACATATAAGAACAGAATTTTGGCCTGACAAACCAAGATTACCCGAAATTGGGTTGGACCCGAATGCCCCAAAAACTATTTTTAATAATGTTTTGGTACACAAAGGTATCCCTTATGTTTCAGGTGAAGTTTATTATTGTAATTGGCCACAAATCGTAAGTCGTACGGGAAATCAAAAAATGTTTTTAGATACAACATGGGCCCACCCGTTTGAACAAACATGGATGTCTCACATGTATCAACTAGTTAAAAAAGGTGAATTAAAGCCTGGTTTATTACTTCTAACACCTACAGAACACGATAGATTCGATCATTACGATAGGGGGCTTCGTAAAGAGTCATAACAGTATATTTATTGTTATGGAATTTTATATTAAAAAGAATGCAACTCTACCTGTTTTGAAGATGCAGGTTGTTAAGGACGGAAGATCGGGTTATCAACAACTCATGGAAGACCTTGAGGTCGCTACAATATTTTTTACCATGATTGATGTGGAAACTGGTATTCCCAAAATTGTATCTGCACCTTGTGAGATTGTTAATTTAATTCTACCTTTGGGTGCCGCACCTGAATACTATATTTATTTCAAGTTCAGTTCAAGAGACACAAATACTCCTGGCCGATATCAGGGACAATTTTTGATTAGAAATGATGAAGGTAGTTTAATCCTTCCAATCAGAGAAGAACTGTATATTAACATTCAAGATAGTTTTATTTCTGAAACAGCTTGTTGTTAATTTGATAAGTCCGAAATTTTGTTTAATATTTATATACGATGAGAAAGGTAAACTTCACGTTAGTGTGAAAGCCAATAAACCACTCGTATATAGACAATGTTTACAGAAAAAGAAATTGAATCGTTTCTACACGGAAACGACCCCGAGGAATTTATAGTTGCAATCGAATTCGACTACGCTTCCAACTCCATTTACAAAATCAAAGAAATTCCTGGTAAAGGTAAAGAAATCCGTAAGGATACATTTACACCATTCGCATGGGTTGGTGACTTACGAGACATCAACTTCTATGGAGGTTCCAAAGCTGCTCAAAAGGAAGCCATGACCAAACATGGTATCATGATTGAAAAACTCGACACACATGGTAATGAAAGATTAGAAAGAGGTATGACTTTTATGGTTAAATCTCTTAAAGGTTATCGTGAACTTATACAATTTTTTCGTGAGGGTGGATGCGACCCTTGGGGAGAAAAAACCAAAGAGAAAATTATGATTCTTTCTCCCGTAGAACAATATCTTGTATCTAAAGAAAAAAGATTGTTCAAAGGTTTCGAAGATTACAATCAGGTAACCCGACTTGTATTTGACTTGGAAACGACCGCTTTAGAACCTAAAGACGGTCGTATATTCATGATTGGAATCAAAACAAACAAAGGTTATCATAAAGTCATCGAGTGTATTGATGAATCTCAAGAGAGAGGTGCAATTATAGAATTCTTTAGAATTATTGATGAGTTAAAACCAAGTATTATCGGCGGATATAACTCAGCGAACTTCGACTGGCATTGGATTTTTGAAAGATGTAAAATCTTAAATATTGACCCTAAAAAAATTTGTAAGTCATTACACCCACAACATTCTTTCACTCGAAAAGAAAGTATGTTGAAACTTGCAAACGAAGTTGAATCATATACCCAAACTTCTATTTGGGGTTATAATGTTATTGATATTATTCACGCGGTAAGACGAGCACAAGCAATCAATTCAAGTATCAAATCCGCAGGTTTGAAATATATTACCCAATATATCAATGCCGAAGCGGAAGACCGAGTTTACATCGACCACTTAGATATTGCTCCATTCTATACAAAGAAAGAAGAATATTGGTTAAACATTCAGAATGGTAATTATCGTAAAGTAGGACAAGACCCTAAGGTTGATAAAATCTGTGAAAGTCGTAGTGACGTATACATAAAAACCACAGGTGATAATCTGGTTGAGAGATATCTTGATGATGACTTGGACGAAACCTTGAAAGTTGACCAAGAATTCAACCAAGGTTCATTCTTACTTGCTGCGATGATTCCAACAACATATGAGAGAGTGTCTACAATGGGTACTGCAACATTATGGAAAATGTTGATGATGGCTTGGTCTTATAAACATAATCTCGCAATCCCCGCTAAGGAATCCAAAACTGACTTCGTTGGAGGTCTGTCACGACTACTTAAGGTTGGATACAGTAAAGATGTACTCAAACTTGACTTCTCATCTCTATACCCTTCAATTCAGTTAGTACACGATGTATTTCCTGATTGTGACGTAACGGGTGCAATGAAAGGTATGTTGAAGTGGTTCCGTGATACTCGTATCAAATACAAAAACTTAGCGGAGCAATATTATGAATCTGACCGTAAAAAGTCCGAATCATACGGTAACAAACAATTACCAATCAAAATCTTTATTAACTCCATGTTCGGTGCGTTGTCAGCTCCTCAGGTTTATGCTTGGGGTGACATGTACATGGGCGAACAAATTACCTGTACAGGTAGACAATACCTACGTCAGATGATTAAGTTCTTCATGGCGAAGGGTTATGTTCCATTGGTTATGGACACGGACGGTGTGAACTTTTCCACACCTGAAGATGCCAAAAACAGAGTTTATGTTGGACGTGGATTGAACTGGAAAGTTAAGTTGGGTAAAGAATATTACGGACCTGAGGCAGATGTTGCCGAATACAATGATATATTCATGAGAGGTGAAATGGCTTTGGATACTGATGGTGTATGGCCCTCATGTATTAACTTAGCCCGTAAAAACTATGCGGTTATGGATGCAAAGGGTAAAATCAAACTTACGGGTAATAGTATTAAATCCAAAAAGTTACCAATTTACATCGAGGAGTTTTTGGATAAAGGAATCAAAATGTTGTTACAAGGTAACGGTAAAGGATTCGTAGAATATTACTATGAGTACTTACAAAAAATCTATGATAAAAAGATACCTCTATCTAAAATCGCTCAAAGAGCGAAGGTTAAGTTGACACTTGATGATTACAAAAAAAGATTGACAACTAAAACTAAAGCTGGTAACAGTATGTCGAGAATGGCTCACATGGAACTTGCAATCCAAGAAAATTTGAATGTGAATTTGGGAGATGTAATTATGTATGTAAATAATGGTACCAAAGCATCTCAGGGAGATGTTCAGAAAATGACAGTCAAACAACTTAAAGATTTGAATGCGTACAACAAATTAAATAATCCTAAATCTCCTGAGTTGAAAGATGGTGTAATTGTAAACTGTTATATGCTTGATAAAGATATTCTTGATAATAACCCTGATTTGACTGGTGATTATAATGTCCCACGAGCGATTGTTACATTCAACAAAAGAATTGAACCTCTTATGGTTGTATTCCAAGAAGAAGTTAGAAATGGTTTGATTGTAAACGAACCTGATAAAAGAGGTATCTTTACATCTTCTCAATGTGAATTGATTAATGGTCAACCATTGTCTGACGGAGACCAAGATAGATTGAAAGAAGATGTATTAGATATTACAGAAGCCGAGTTGAAATATTGGGAAAAAAGAGGACTCAGTCCTAACTATATGTATGATTTAGCTGAAGAAGGTTGGGAGGAAAAACTTATGACTGTTTAAGGCCATCACTTGATAGGATGTACCAGTTTCCACCAACAAATCTAAATTCAATACAAGCAAACTTATCAACTACAACCTCATCATATTCTTCATCGATTTTACCAACATCGGGGAGTATGACGAGGCTTGTCATTGATTTTACAACCACATGGTCCGTATTTGACGAATCTAAAATAATTACGGATTCCGAAACTCCTCTAACAATTACACAACTTTCTCCCATCGTCCTGTATGTTGTTTCTGAAACAACAGAAATTTCTGATGTGTTAATTACTTCTCCCTTAATAATCCTTCTTGAAGGTATTGATTTTACTATTGCCATAATTTAGATAACGTATATTTGTCGAGGCATTGCTCTGAATTTCATTTGTTTATTTAGGTTTTCAGCAATTAGAGCTTCACGTTCCATTACTTTATCAGGTCTTAACCTTGTTAACCAACCTTCGGCACCAATCAATTCTTCAATTAATTTAGTTTTTTCATCTTTTGCCTCAGTCAATAAACTTTGATAATCCATTACTATTTCACTATCAGGTGTTTTGAGGTTACCACTGTACTTACCCCTAACTCTTGCCAAAGTTTCTTTACAGTATGCGGTAAACCATCTACGAACCCATTGTTGTCCTGGAACATTCAAATCAGTCCAAGTTAATTCTTCGATAGGCACGTCAGTTGGTAATTTAATAATATCAGGATTGTTTTTCAAACAATCGGCTCTACTGTCTGGTTCAACATCATAATACCAATACCATACCGCTTTACCAACGTATAGGTTATAGTTTGACCAGTTGAATTTTCCACCAGGCGTATTGTATAAGTGAATAAGTTTTTTTCCGTCAGGAAGACCTGTAATTCTATAAGTCAAGGACCCTCCCAAAATTCTATTAAGGATGTTTGCTTCTTGCATTCTAATCAGGTAGTCAAATCCTGACATCATGAAGTATGATCCTTGATAACCCATTTGAGCGTAACCAGCTTCGTTGGCACCTAAACCGATACCACCAAATCCAAATCCACCCAGTCCTCCCAATCCGAATGCTGTCCATGCTTGATTTGAAAACCACAACAATTCATTAACTTCTCGACCAGCTGGAATTTCATATGTTTGTGTATTAGCACTTAATATAAAATAATCTTTCTTCAGAACCCATGGACCTTCAGTTTGAAGACCAACAATTTTTGAATATGAGTAACTAAATTGTTGTTCAAAATCCATAGTTCGAGTTACCAATGCTCTGGCAACTGATCTTTCATTCATGTTCAAATTGACTAAGTTTACCCACTGTGAATCAATTAACCATTGGAGAATATATTCTTCATAGTCCCCTATGGCTAATTCCATCAGTGAATCCAACATTTCGTCTTCTAATTCTACACTTCTGAGAGGAGCACCTAATTGGTGTTTTATTCTTGTGTAAATCCTACTTCGTTCTGGTTCTGGTATTGCTGACATATAATATAAATATTCACAAAATGTTTATTCGATGTCTAACTTCAGTGCATCGAGTGGGAATACATAGTTTCCATCCACAATTTTTGGTTTTTTATTAAAAATCAAAACGTTTCTACCTTTTTGGAAAATCAATAAGTCGGTTGAATATTGTTTAACATGTGCTGTCCCGAGAAGTGTTATCGTTCCATTTTCTTCATCAACTATTTTTTCTCTAAATGGTTTTACTTGGGCGGTCTCCGTTTGTCCATCACTTGTAAGTGTAAGGTCAATGCCACGTAAAGCATCATCTTGACTACCTAATTTACCAACCACATCTACTTTCACTTTTTTTCCGAAAAACCTCTTCAAAATCGCGGCAACTATTTCTTCTCGTTTATTACCCGAAAAATTTCTTTCCTGTAAAGTTTTCATAATGTTCACAAAACTTGAACTCTCTAAATTGAATATCCTAAATTTGTAATAATCCAATGCGGCAATAAATCTTTCAACTTCACTTAATTGTTGTTCAGGTGTTTTTCCTACGAACGATATTGGTTTTTTACCTTTGATTGTTTTGATTACTTGATTTATATCATTTAGTAAAATACAGAATGTAGTGTAGTTTGTATTCAGTTTATTGATAACCGATCTCCCTTCGGACTCTAAGTTAAAAATTCCTGACAATTCACCTGCGGGCGGATTGGCAACATACAAATCACTAAATACTTCCATCAATATTCTATTGATTGCCGCACTATATTTGCGTTTAATGCCCTCGTTAGTGTTAAATAAGGTTCTGTAAAACTCATTATCAGTTGTACTGCAAGCCTCTGACTTTGCTTCGGATAAAAGTTTTTTGAATTGAACCGACTCCAAAAGTTTTGTTTCAATTTTCATTTCATAAAGTTTTGAAACAAAATCCCAGTTCACTACCTTCCAAAAATTTGAGATATATTCATCTCTTTTGTTTTTGTATTTCAAGTAGTATGCGTGTTCCCATAAATCCAAACCCAATAGTGGAAAACCTCCCCCTTCTATAATATTCATAAGTGGGTTGTCTTGATTTGGGGTGGACATAATTTTTAAGGTGTTTCGTCCTGTTAAAACTAACCACACCCAACCAGAACCAAATCTTTCTTTGGCGATTTCTTCAAACTTTTTCTTGAATGAAACAAAACTTCCAAACTCTTTTATAATTTTTTTGTATAAATCTCCCTTGAGTTTTTTCGGTTCAGGTGATAACATGTTCCAAAATAATGCATGGTTGAATGCCCCACCCGCATTATTTCTAATTGTTTTGTCGAATCGACTTATGGTTTTGATTATTTGTTCTAACTCTAAATCTCCATATTTTTTCTTGGAGAGAGCATCGTTTAATTTATCAACATATCCCTTATAATGTTTGTTATAATGGAAGTCCATTGTTTCGGGGTCAATAAATTGTTTGAGGGCTGAGTAGGAATAAGGTAGTTTTTCTATTCCGATTTTTTTCATTTCTGTAATCAACAACTCTTTTTCTCTTGTTACTTTTTGTTCTACAATTTGTAATTCGAGTTGTTGAATCTTATCTTGTACTTTAGTCATTGTTGGCTTTAATTTACTATAAATAATACAAAGTCAGTTTATTTTCTGATTTCGTTTATTCTCTTCAAAATTTCTTCAGCCATATCTGAGGAATTAAGGTTATCCCCCATCACCGTTGCTATAACTTGTTTTTTGTTGTTTAATATGTCATAGATAATTCCTTCGATTGTGTTTTCGAATATAGGGTAATAAACTAAGACATTATTTTTTTGACCATATCTATATGCTCGGTCCTCCGCTTGGGCATGATCTGATGGTAGAAATGATAGGTCATTCATTATTACGGCTTCAGCCGCGGTCAATGTTAATCCGACACCCGCAGCTTTAATATTCCCAACAAATACTTTAACTTTATCGTTTTCTTGGAAACTATCAACACTATGTTGTCTTTCGTGTTTTGACATTGATCCGTCCACTTTGACAGCGGTTTTTCCAAAGTGCTGACAAATTTTATTTAGTGAGTCGGTGAAGTTACAGAAAATAATTACTTTCTTGTCTTGTTCAATAATGTTTTCGGCAAGTTCAATCGTTTGGTTGATTTTTTCATCGGCAATAATTTGTCTTACTTTTGTTAGTTTGGTAAACTGAACGGTAAGGGATTTGGATTCTTCTGGATTTTTATCGTACCAATCATAATACTCACCCATAACTTCTTCATAAGCCTTTGACTTCAATCTCAAATAAACAGGAGTGATAATTTTTTCAGGTAAATCTAAAACATTTTCCTTCAATCTTCTGAGAACTAAACCTGTTGTCCTATCCCTTAACTCTTCTAAGTTTGATGAACCTGTGACGTTCCACACTTTTCTACCTCCAACATTGAACTGATATCCACTACAATATCTAATTGCGTAAGCCATCCAATTCTTAGCGACAGGGGATTCAATAAGATGTAATAGGTTGAAGTAATCCATAGGTCTTGAGGTCATTGGAGTACCCGTCAACAACCATAATCTATCTACACCTTTAGCAATGTCGTTGATTAGTTTTGTTCTTTGAGCCGTAGGATTTTTGATATAGTGTGCTTCGTCAACGACCACCAAATCAAAATTGGCAGAAATAACTTGCGATTCATCTTTTTTCTTATTGTCATGAAAGTTTTTAATAATGTCATAGTTTATGATAACAAAGTCATGTTCGGTACTAAATGACTTCCCTTCTGATATGAATACAGACCTATCGGAATAATTTTCAATTTCTCTTTTCCAGTTAATCTTAAGGGTTGCGGGACAGATGATGAGAATTTTCTTCGCTCCTGTTTCTAATGTCGCAATAATTGTGGAGGTAGTTTTTCCTAAACCCATGTCATCGGCAAGAATAAACTTTTTATTCTCCACAAGTTTTTGGATTGCTTCTTTTTGATGTTGAAGTGGTGGTCTATGAGAATATTTCTCGTAATCAATTACAACATCTTTGACTGAGTTGTCTTTAATGATTGCTGCTTTTGGTAACCAAAAATCATGAAACTCTTCTGTATCGAACACTCTACCCCAAATGTGAAATGCTTTTTCAGTATCGCACAATAATTTTTCCACCCATACTTTTTCGGGGATTACAGTGTATAATTTATCGTCCGCCAACTTTTTAGCAAAGTACGCGTCTAATATAACCCACTTCCTTGCTACCTTAGGTTGTACCTCATGATTGTTAATTATATATTCAGATTGACTTCTTGTTGGATAAAATTTCTTATTTACTTGTGACTTTCGTTTTAATTCAAGTAAGTAATTATTTCCACCATCATAGGACTCCAATAATGTCAACGCTTTTGATTCTAAACTTATATCCATCTATAAGAAAAATATTTGATTAAAATATAGTTATAAACTGAGTATTTATCAATATATGGGAAAAATCAAATTTCCTAATTGAATGTTGTAAATTATGGGAGAAAAGTTAGTTCCAATTTCGAGATTAGGTAAATTCTTTGGTGCTGAAGATTATAGTTTAGATATCGGCATGGGAGAGGAATGGTTGATTGGGGATATGAACTTCACCATAGTTCTTTATCGTGTGGACAGACAAAAGACAAAAACAGATGATGTTTACGGTGAAGTTTTGGAAAACGGTGTTCAGTTTCTTGCCCCTGTTGAATTGAAAGGTTTGGTTCAGGTCATGTCACCTACAAGCAAATTTCTTGGTAATTCAAAAGTTGAACAGAAAGAACCTGGAAATATGAAATTCAGTATCTATCAAAAAACTCTCGATGATTTGGAGGTGGAGATATTTTTGGGTGATTACATAGGTTATTATGAATCAGAAGATAGAGTAAGATATTATGTGGTTAGTGATGACGGATATGTGAAATCCGATAATAAACATACGTATGGTGGTTACAAACCTTTTTATCGAACGGTTATTGCCACTTACGTAAGTGAAAATGAATTTAGAGGAATATAATGAAAATTATCGTTAGAGAATCCCAACTCAGACGTATTATTGAAGTTGTCACAGAAGGTAAAGTTATTTGTGACAACTGTGGTTGGTCTTGGAAACTTTCTGAAGGTGGAAAAGATCCATATATGTGTCATAAGTGTGGGCACGATAATTCTGAAAACTTATAAGAAAATAAGATGCCATTACCTAAGCAAGTTAAACCTACATTACCACTAGTTCCAAAGAAAACTTTGTATGCAAGAAGAGAACAACTTCTTGAGTTTATAAATAAAGATGGGACTTATTTACCTAAATCTGTTCTTCACGCTGATTTGGATAGAGGTATGTTGGATTTTGTGAAGGAAGATCTCAAAGTTGTGACCGCGGGAAAAATAATCCCTATGGTAGATATTATCATTACAACTCAAAATTGGTCACAGTATACTGAAACCGCATTGTTCACCAATTTGGATTTCAACCCTGAACCTCCATTTATAACTGTGGTAAGACAACCTGAGGTTAAATTTGGTACAAATCCAGCATTACAATATACAATACCTAATAGAAAACAATTTTATTATGCATCAGTTCCAACATGGAATGGTAACGAACAAGGTATGGATATTTACACAATTCCACAACCTGTTCCTGTAGATATTAACTATAGTGTGAAAATTATCTGTAATAGAATGAGAGAGTTGAATGAACTCAACAAGATTGTAATGCAGAAATTTTCATCAAGACAAGCGTATACATTTATAAAAGGACAATACGTGCCAATCATATTGAATAATATCTCTGACGAATCTCAAATCAATTTAGATTCAAGAAAATATTTTATTCAAAATTATGATTTTACAATGTTGGGTTATTTGATTGATGATCAAGAGTTTGAAGTGAAACCAGCAATCGCTAGAGTTGCTCAGATTATGGAATTAGATACCACAGTATTAAAAAGAAGAAGACCTAAATTTCCTGAAAATCCTGATGAATTTTTATCTAACTTCTTATACATTGTTGGTAATAATACTCTAAGTGAAATAATAGATTTTACCGCTAACATGTCTTTGGTTGGGTCGACAAATGTGGAGAGTTTTGATGTGTACATTAATGGTGACTATTTTGGTAGTGATGTATCTGAAATACAAATTACCACGAATGATATATTGAGAATTGATGTAGTTAAAACTAACAACTCCTCTGAATCGACAATTAAGTTCGAATCACAATTGGTTTAACCCTCACCGTAGATATCTTTCTTTTCTTTACAGTTTTCAATAATAAGATTTTCTAAAAACTTATAAATTTTGATTCCACGCTTCTCACAGTATTTTTTTAGTATATCATGAGATTCAGGTGATATTTTAATATTCTTTATTTCTTTAGTTGTTTTCATGGGCAGAAAAAAGGTAGAATAAAATCATACTACTTACAAATAGATATTCAAAAGTCAAGTTTTTTCATGTAGATATGAATATTTATCATTAAAATAAATCTGCAATAGAATAATCAAAGCATGGCAACACAAGTAAATCAAAAGGTATACGTATCGCCTGGAGTATATACGTCTGAAACTGACTTATCGTTTGTGGCTCAAAGTGTGGGTGTAACTACGTTAGGTTTGGTGGGAGAGACCTTGAAGGGACCCGCGTTCGAACCAATTTTTATCACAAACTATGATGAGTTTCAAGCATTTTTTGGAGGTACTGAACCTACAAAATTTATAAACACACAAATCCCAAAGTATGAGGCGGCATATATTGCCAAGTCGTATTTACAACAATCTAACCAACTTTTTGTTACCAGAATTTTGGGTCTTTCTGGTTATGATGCAGGACCGTCTTGGAGTATCAAAGTTACTGCGAACGTAGATCCATTGACGATAGGTCTTAATCCTGCGACTGGTACAACTTGGTCAGCTACGTTTACTGGATCTTCTTCAGGAAATACTGTGGAATTCGTAAGTGGGTCATTACCTGCACAAGTACTCGCAAATTTTAATACTCAATATAGATTATCTGATGGAAGTACTTCTACATTGGCATTGGACTTTACAAATAACTTAGATGACATAATGGATACACCATCCTTATCTGCAACAACTGCGGTAGTTTATGGCGCGATTCCTGAAAGTGATTATTACGATTTAACTGCAACATATTCAAACGTAATTAATGAGTATGGTTGTGACAGTGTAAATTTGGCGGTAAATGATTTGTCAACTGATGATAACGACCCATGGTATTATGCAAACTTTGATATCACATCTGGAAATGCTTATTCAGGCTACTCATTCTTCTATTATGTAAGTTCTTTAACTTCAGGAGCATCATCAACTTTCACAGGTACTACATCAGGTACTGTTTATACTTACTCTGGTACTGCATATTCAGAATACAACAACATGGTTGTTGCAACTCTTCGTTCAAGAGGTATCTCTTTATTTACTAACAGTGCAACGAGTGATAATCATGGACCAATTTATGAAGTTAGTGGATTAACTGACTTACAGTTAGTTTGTACTGAACAATATTCAGGGGTAACACAATCACCTTTTGAGTCATTCTTAATTTCAGGTGTAACGAAAGATGGAGACAATTTTTCTTTTGAAACTTCGATGTCAGCAACTTCATCTAAATATATTACAAAAGTTTTGGGTGTTGACAATTTTGGTAAGTCAAGAAATGAAGTACCAGTTTATGTTGAAGAAGTTTATCCAAGTACCTTAAGTTACGCATATAATCAAGGTTACATTCGTGGATTAGATTGTAATTTAATATCTCTTCCTGATGCAAGAAGTGAGGACCCAACCTCGATTGCATATAACGTAACACAATATAAGTCACCAAGTACACCATTCTTGGTTTCTGAACTTAGAGGTAATAAAGTTTATAATCTATTCAAGTTTGTTTCAATTTCTGACGGTAACGCGGCAAATACAGAAGTTAAAGTTTCAATAACTAACTTATCATTCAATAATATGACTTTTGATGTTTTGGTTAGAAACTTCTTCGATACCGATGCTAATCCTATTGTGATTGAAAAATTCACAAACTGTAACATGGATCCAGCATCTAACAACTTTGTTGCTAAGAAGATTGGTTCTACTGATGGTGAGTACGCATTGATTTCAAGATATATAATGGTTGAAATGGCGGACGAAGCTCCGATAGATGCAATTCCTTGTGGATTCTACGGATATACTCAAAGAGAATATTCTTCTGTGACTAACCCATCACCAGTTCCAATTTTCAAAACTAAATATTATTTCCCTGGCGAAGTGATATACAATCCTCCTTTTGGATCACCAACTGATGTTGTTGAATCTTCAGGAGATATTGTTAGAAGAAGTTACTTAGGATTCTCAAGTCAATTTGGTGTTGATGATTCATTCTTACAATATAAAGGAACTCAAAATCCAATAAACTGGATTCAGTCCCCATTACCTGTTGATGGTTCTGCTTGGAACTATTTAAGTAAAGGTTTCCACATGGACTCAGGAGCTACAGTTGTAACAATTGCTAACTCATTCTTAACAAGTGGTCAAACAGCATTCGAATGTGGTGTTGCTGACTTCACTAGAGACCCTGAAACTCAAGAAAACCCTTACTACTTTATTTACTCAAGAAAATATACAGTATGTTTTGCTGGTGGATTTGACGGATGGGATATCTACAGAGAGTTTAGAACAAATGAAGATAGATTCCAACTTGGTGCTACGGGTTACTTAGCGGGAGCGGCTCCTTCTACAAGATATCCAAATGCAACTGGTGACGGTTTATTTAAGAGAATTGTTGTTCAGAACAATACTCAGGACTTTGCAAACACTGATTACTACGCATACTTACTTGGTATCTTAACGTTCGCTAACCCTGAATCAACTAACATCAACGTATTTGCAACATCAAGTATTGATTATGTAAACAACTCTAACCTTGTAGAAGAAGCTATCGACATGGTACAATTCTCAAGAGCGGATTCGGTTTACATCGCAACTACTCCTGATTATAACATGTACACTCCTGATGCGACAAACCCACAAGATATCATTTACTCTCAAGAGGCTGTTGATAACTTGGATAACACAGGAATTGATTCTAACTACACTGCGACTTATTATCCTTGGATTCTTACAAGAGATACTGTTAACAATACACAAATCTACTTACCTCCAACAGGTGAAGTTTGTAGAAACTTAGCGTTGACAGATAACATCGCATTCCCTTGGTTCGCATCAGCGGGTTACACAAGAGGTCTTGTAAACTCAATCAAAGCGAGAGTGAAGTTGACTCAAGAAGATAGAGATACTCTTTATCAAGGTAGAATCAACCCAATCGCAACTTTCTCTGATGTAGGAACTGTAATTTGGGGTAACAAAACTTTACAAGTTGCGGATACTGCGCTTAACAGATTGAACGTGAGAAGATTATTACTTCAAGCTAGAAAGTTAATTTCAGCAGTTGCGGTAAGATTGTTGTTCGAACAAAACGACCAAATCGTTAGACAACAATTCTTGGATAGTGTTAACCCTATCTTAGATTCAATTAGAAGAGATAGAGGTCTTTATGACTTCAGAGTAACAGTTTCTTCTTCACCTGAAGATTTAGATAGAAACACTTTGACAGGTAAGATATACTTAAAACCAACGAAGGCATTAGAATTCATCGATATCGAATTCTTCATCACTCCAACAGGAGCTTCGTTTGAAAATATCTAATTAATTATCGGGGGGTTAAATCCCCCCCTTAGCCAAATGAGAAAAAAAATTACAGAAGGATTTGTAAGAGAGGGGACACCCGACCTTAAATATTATGCGTTTGATTGGGACGACAACATTGTCCATATGCCAACTAAAATCTTGGTTAAAGATGAAGATGGAAATGAGGTTGGTATGTCAACTGATGATTTTGCAGAGTTTAGACATAAGATAGGTAGTGAACCATTTCCGTACAAAGGGAGTACTATTGTGGGATATGCTGACTCACCTTTTAGAAACTTTAGAACTGAAGGTGATAAAGATTTTTTGGTGGATTCTTTAAGGGCTAAAAAAGGACCAGCTTTCGATGATTTCAGAGAAGCAATCAATAATGGTTCAATATTTGCAATCATCACTGCAAGAGGACATAATCCAAATACAATCAAAGAAGCTATCTATAATTATATTATGGAGGGATTCAACGGGATTGATAAAGATGAGTTAGTTAAAAATCTTAAAAAGTATCGTTCTTTTGTCGGAGAAGATGAAATGAGTGATGAAGAATTAATTAGAACATATTTGGAACTAAATAAGTATCATCCTGTTTCTTTTGGTGATGATAAAGGGGCGGTCAATCCTGAGGAAGCGAAAGTGGAAGCGATGGAAAATTTTGTAAGTTATATTAAGGCTATGGCTGCACTACTTAATAAACGAGCATTCTTAAAGAAAGATATTGCTAATAAATTTAATCCAGAAAATCTTAGTATAGGCTTTAGTGACGATGATCCAAAAAACATAGAAGTAATGTATAAACACTTCAAAAATAAACCAGATAATATAGTTAAAACTTATTCTACAGCTGGAGGATCAAAGAAAGAAGTAAAGTAAGAATACTGTTTCCGAAAAAAAAGTAAATAGAAAAATTTTCAGGAACAGATATATTTATCAATAAAATAACAAAAACAAAAAAATTAAAAAAACATGGCTGATTTGTTAATGAAAATGCCGATACCTTACGAACCGAAACGGCAAAATCGTTTCATCTTGAGGTTTCCGTCATCACTTGGTATAAATGAGTGGTTTGTTGAATCTTCTGCAAGACCACATATTGTAATTGGGGCAACTCCAATTCCTTTTTTGAACACAGAAACTTATGTTGCGGGAAGATTTACTTGGCAAACAATACCTGCGGTATTTAGAGACCCAATCGGACCTTCAGCGGCTCAAGCGTTGATGGAGTGGGTACGTCTACATGCAGAATCTGTGACAGGCCGTATGGGTTATGCTGCGGGTTACAAGAAAGATGTCGACCTCGAAATGTTGGACCCAACCGGTGTTGTTGTTGAAAAGTGGATATTGTACGGAACTTTCTTAACTGATGTGAACTTTAACTCATTGAGTTATGCTCAAGATGGTTTAGCGACAATCAGTACAACTTTGAGAATGGACCGTTGCGTTCTTGTATACTAATTTATCAAGATACTATTTATTTTTAATAAAACAAACTTATTTTTAACCGTAAAGCATTAAACTTTACGGTTAAATTTTTATATGGATAATCAAGCAAGAGAATACGGACAATCAAATTTTTCACTACCACACGATGTTGTTCCTTTACCAACACAGGGATTTTTTTACAAAAATAAAAAGAAATCACTCAAGGTTGGATACTTAACCGCCAATGACGAAAATATTTTGATGGCTGGTGGGAACGATATGACTCAAGTTTTATTAAGGTCAAAAGTTTACGAACCCGATATTAGAATTGAAGATTTGTTGGAGGGAGACGTAGAAGCTATTTTAATTTTTTTAAGAAACACGGCATTCGGTCCTGAAATGGACCTTAGCTTAGTTGACCCAATTACAAAAAAACCTTTCAAAGGAGCTGTAAGATTAGATGAATTGGATGTCATCAAAGGACAACAACCATCAGAAGATGGAACATTTGTAACTATGTTACCAAAATCACAAACCACTGTGAAATTGAAACCGATGACTTATGGAGAGATTTTGGAGGTTCAAAAAATGTCCGAGTCATATCCTCAAGGAAGGACAGCTCCAAAAGTTACTTGGAGATTGAACAAACAAATTGTGGAAATTAATGGAGTAACCGATAAATCAGAAATTTCAAAGTTCATTGACCAAATGCCAATTGCAGATTCTAAGTACATTAGAAATTTCATGAATGAAAATGAACCAAGATTAGATTTAACAAGAACAGTAATGGCCCCTTCAGGAGAGAAACTAACAGTCAATGTTGGGTTTGGGGTGGACTTTTTTCGTCCTTTCTTCTGATTATAGAAAATATCAAATAGATGAGTTTTACTTTCTTAAGACACTTTTGAATGTGTCATATTCAGATTTTTTAATAATGCCAATATTTGTTAGAAAGTATCTTTTAGATAAATGGGTTGAACTCAATAAAAAGGACTGAAAATTCAGTCCTTTTATATTTATACATATAACAAAAAAAATATGGCGGATACCGATCCGAAGTCAAAAGTTGGTGCCAGTGAATTTGTACCTGATTTTGATTTCAATAAAGCTAGACAAAGTTTAGATACGTTCAGTAATCAAATAATTACCACCTTTACTCAAGGTAGAGAAAGGGTATTTGAGTTTCAACGAGCGATTACGGATAGTTTGCCGGCAGTTCGAAGATTGGGAGGAGACATTGGTGATGTCACTAAAATCATCATTGATGTTGCTGAAGCGTCAAAAAGAAACGTTGTTGCTAGCTCAGAACAAATAGAAGATTTGTTTAAGATGACAGAAGTTTTAGGGTTGTCTGTCAAGGAAGTAGCGGATAGTTTCTTAGATGTCGGAATAGCAATCGATAAGGTTGATGAATCTTTAGAAGAATCGGTCAAGTACATACAAAGTATTGGTGGAAACACCAGACAGGTCATGAAAGATGTTGAGGACAACATGGCTCAGATGAACCGATTCCAATTTGAAGGAGGTGTACAAGGTTTAACAAAAATGGCTGCTCAAGCTTCTATGTTAAGGTTTGACATGAAGGAAACCTTCAAACTTGCGGAAACGGTATTATCCCCTGAGGGTGCACTCAAGACAGCCGCGGCATTTCAACGATTAGGTGTTGCAGCTGGTAATTTAACCGATCCATTCCAACTAATGAATTTATCTATCAATGACCCTCAAGGTTTACAAGATAGTTTAGTTGATGTTGCTAAGCAATTCACCGAATTCGACGAAAAAACCGGAAGATTCAAAATCAATCCTCAAGGAGTTTTAACATTACGGGAGATGGCTGACCAAACTGGTGTTTCTGCTCAAGAAATGTCAAAACTTGGATTAGCTGCTGCTGAATTGGATGCAAGATTGTCAAAAATTAGTCCTGAAATAACTTTTGCCAACGAGGAGGACAAACAGTATTTAGCGAACATTGCTAACTTGGAAGGTGGTGAATATATTGTTAAAGTAAAAAATGATATAGGTGAACAGGTTGATAGAAAATTGAGTGAAATAACTCAAGATGAACTTAATACATTAATTGATGAACAGAAAAATCAGCCGAAAACTTTAGAAGATGTTGCAAGGGCACAGTTAACCGTAGATGAGCAAATTGCGAATGATATTGCAGCTATAAGGTATGCGATTATGGGAGGACTTCTCACTAATAAAGAAGTACAATCTTTAATTGAGGGTTTCAGAGAAGGTGCGGATATTGTTCTGAGAGGAGGAGGGGAAGCGGTGACGACTGATGAAGTAAGGAGAATGTCCCAGGGGTTGACTGGTGAATTGAAGAAAGCTATTGAAGAAACTATTAAGAGTGGTAATTTTTCTGATATTGGAGTAAACCTTGGTGAGGCGGCTAAAGAATCCCTAGGGACCCTTACTACTGGTGCTAAGAATCTAATTACGGAAGCTGCGGGAAATATAATGAAAAAGTTGGGTGAAACAGAACTCGGAAAAAATATTAACATGTCCGATTTAGATTCTATAATTGGAAACTTAGGTACAAAATTAACTAACATAACTACATCAGCTGGTATCACTCCAAGTACAACAACTGGAACTAATGGAACTAGAGTGACAGTTGAAGGACTTTCAACTGCAAATCAAAACTTACCTAATGTCGCTGAAAGGGCTAATTCTCAAAAGTCAATTATTGAATTGTTAGGTAATTTGACAGTTGATGTCAATTTCCAAGATTTACCATCAGGATTAACTGCAGAACAAAAGGAACAGATAGTAAAAACGTTCAGTGACAAAATCAATGATATAAATTTCAAGAATTACATTTTGGGTGTAACAAAAGAACAAAGTCCACTCGCTGGAAATGGTTTTCAAACTTATTAAGACCAATAATAAAACACAACCCCAACCTATTTATTAATAAAAAAATATAGATGGCAAGTCCGTTAGATTTTGTAAATTCAGATGGTTTTAGAAAGAAGCTTATTGTAAGAAACTTAACTCCTTACGCAAAGGCCCCGAATAGACCTACACAACCTATTAATACTGAATATATTCAGTCGGATACCTCTGTACAAGATAGCCCTGATAAGTTAATTGATGAACCATCTTTTGCCAACAAATTATTTCCATTAAACCAATATGGTAATGAGGGTGGATACGAACAAGTTCCAGACCCCGGAGCTTTATTGAATACAAAGTCAAATGAAGGTGAATATGGATACCAAGACGCTAATATAGTTGGTCAATCAGGTCCTGAATCCCAAAAATGGAAACCACTTAACGTTTTCTCTAATGGAAATCAATTACCGTTAGATAGCGCTGAGTTTTTCGGTTCTTTGAACAGACCCTTAACAACTAACACTTCAAATAATCAACCCTACCCAACTACATTTGTTTCTTCAACCTACACACCTGTTTCGATTTTATTATCACCAGATCCGAGTGGAAGTAATGGTTTATTGAGTCAAGATTCATTTATTGCTCGTTTGGGAGCACAAACTTTAAGAAGAGAGTTTGAACAAAGGATTGCAGCACAAATACGACAGGATACATTAGGGAGAGCAAACATACTTAATGCTACTAGTGGAACGGACCTTGTTAACATATTGACAGGTGTTGTTCCAATCATAGAACCAAATTATACAATTACGGTTACCGCTAATCCTATCTTAGCTGCAACCAACTTCGCGTTACGTCTTGGTGGAAGTATTTTACCTGTGTCACCTATACCTGGTTCTTATTTCGACAAAAATATAACATTAGGTCAGCCGACAACAATACAACAACTTTCGAATGCATTCAGAAGAAGTGGTGTTGGAAAGTTCTTTAACCGTTTGATGGGCGGAGGACAAACTGGTTCTGAAATCATGTTCAACAACATGGGGGCGGGACAACGTTCTCAATTGTTCAAAAACATAGATTTCAACAGATACAAACCAAACTTTCCAAGAAATTTCTTTCAGAGAGTTGCAGGTGCTTTGGTTGGAACGGTTTCAGACAACAGTAATTTCTACGTTGGTAGTATAACATCCAATCCATCTCAGGTTTTCTCTCCTGTTGGAGATGTACCTGTGAATCAATTCGGTGTTGAACAACAATCACCAGTATATGGACCATCAGAGTTAGCACAATTATATGAAGGACCAAGTCAATCAGTAAGATTGGGAGCTAACGGTCCTACATATAGTAATGGTGGCGGTATTGAAGGTGGATTCACTTGGGTGTCTCCAAAATATAGAGGCAATGCCGGTAAAAAAGTTGGTATTGGGGGTGAGGTAACAAATGAAGATGAGGATTTCCGTCCGTCATCTTATGTGAATACTGAATCCGTTAATAACGAATTTAGACAAGGTTCTATCCTTGATGACACACAACGTTTAATAGAAAGCCAACCACAAGGTGGTAAACGTTTGCAACACGTAGGAAATGCTATAGACCAAGTAAGTAAGGTGTTTAATGATGGATACAAGGAACTTACAAAGGGGTCTAAGGTTTATAGATATGTTGGTGCGATTGGACAAGAAGTTGGTACAGAATATTGTAGAGTTTTTGCTAAAGATTTACCATACCTTCAATACAATGATTTACAAAAAACGGATGGTATAACCACGGAAAATAGAAGATTTGCATATTCAGTATTAGATAAAACTTATAACCTGAACATCTCACCAAACAAACAAGAGGGTGGACAAGATTCAACAAATATAGTTGGTACTATAAATAATGCTGTCGCAAAGAAATATATGTTTTCTTTGGAAAACTTGGCGTGGAGAACATCCAATACTCCTGGATTTTCGACTTCGGATTTACCTGTTTGTGAAAGAGGTCCGAATGGTGGTCGAGTAATGTGGTTTCCACCCTATGGATTAACATTTAGTGAAAACGTTTCGTCTAACTGGAATCAATCTGACTTTTTAGGTAGACCCGAACCAATTTATACTTACAAAAATACATCAAGAACAGGTAGTTTACAATGGAAGATTGTTGTAGACCATCCATCAGTTTTGAATGTTATTGTTAACAAAGTATTGGGAAATGAAACAAACAAAACACGAATTGATAGTATTTTAGAATCTTTCTTTGCTGGTTGTAGAAAGTATGATATCTATGAATTGGCAAAAAAATATGTGAATATAAACCCAAATGATTTGTTCGAGTTACAACAAGCGATTACGTCAAAAGAAATGACGAGAGAACAAATTATATATACCCGTGGTACAATTGAAACTGGATTTAATTCACCTGATGGTAACGGTGGAATACCTGTATCTCAAGAAGGTGGAGGGGGGAACACTAATGTACAATTCACAGATTATGAAAAGTTAGGGTTTTATTTTGGGAATGATTATCCGAAACCAAATACCACAATTAACTATACAACTGAATATCAAAGATATACCACAACGGATAAAGAATTATATCAAACAAAACCTAATTCAGGAAAAACCCAAACATTCTTCAATACAGTTGTTACTCCAAATTATAATGCTGTGAATGATTTGGCAATAAAATTGGGAAAGGCTTTTGAAACAAATCCTAATGGTACAGTTACAATTGAAGTTGATTCAAGCTGTTCCGCACCTGCATCCATTGATTATAATAAAAAACTTTCGGAGCGAAGAATTGCTGCGATGATTAAATTTTTTGAAGAAAATCCTAATACTCAAAAGTACATGACCTCTTCACCACAAAGATTAATCGTGAAGCCTAAAAATGCTTTTGGTGAAGAAACAACTGCGGAACCTAAAGTTTTCAATTTTGAAGGATTATTCACAGGAACACCTTCTCGAATGGGAAAAATTGTTAATTGTACTGATAAAGACAATAATGTTGTAGGTGGAGATACACAAGCGGGGTCTAAAGATATTTTTACAACTGCGGCTATGGCATGTAGAAGGGCGTATATATCAAGTATTAACTCCACTTTATCTGCGCCACAGACACCGCCTGAGACAACAATTATTCCGTCTCCATCGAATCCTTTAATAGGTACAGTTGTGACAACGACTGAAGTAGAGCCTGTTGTTACGGAAGAATGGAAACCAAGAGACAACATCACCAAAAGGGTTGTGAGAGCATTACTTTCTGAATGTGATTATTTTGAAACCATCAAAGAAACAACTCCGATGGTTTATGATAATTTGAAAGACAAATTGAAGTTTTTCCAACCATCATTCCATTCAATGACTCCTGAGGGATTGAACTCAAGATTGACATTTTTACAACAATGTTTACGTCCTGGTGATACAATACCAACTATCAAACAAGTTACACCAACAAGTAAGCCGGAATTACTTTATAATAATGCAACTAATACTTCATTTGGAGCACCACCAGTTTTGGTCTTAAGGGTTGGAGATTTTTATAATACTAAAATAATTCCTACCTCTTTAGGAATAACATATGAAGGATTGGATATAAACCCTGAAGGTATTGGGGTTCAACCAATGATTGCGAACGTGACTTTATCTTTCAACTTTGTGGGAGGTAGTGGATTGAAAGAATCTGTCGATAAGTTGCAAAATGCTTTAACGTTCAATTATTATGCAAATACTGAAATATATGATGATAGAGCGGATGTAACAGACACTGAATCATCTAGAATCTTGGATAAAATGTTTTTGGATGGACAGACCCCTCCACCAATTCCAAATGCTGGAGTTGTGTATAATGGACAAGATAACAACAATGCTATCGGGTCTATAATCAGTTCAGAGACAAATACAAGTGGTGTTACAACAGGTATACTAAGTTATAGTGATTTCATGGACAAAGTTGTTGTTGATACTCAAACATACTTTACAACTGTTGTGAATAAGGTCAAAGAAAGTGTTAACCAATATAATAATGCGGTGAGACAACAATGGATATTGGAGAGAAACTATACACAAGGGAATCTCAATGTTAATCCCGACACGGTTGTATTATTTGGAAAACCAAACAATGTTGAAAAAAGATTTGATGAAATATTTGTTGAACTTGATAAGAACATTAAAGATGGAACTGAAGGATTTATAAAATACCTTTCAGAACCATCAAAAAATTTGTCACCATCGTTGATTCGTACAATTAAAGAAAACTATTACAATTTTGTATCGAGAAAAAGAAGTTCATTCCAAAACGCAATTTCTTCTATTTCTCAAAGTTTGGTGAATCAAGAACAAAGTTATATTCAAACTCTTGCTAGATTGAATACAATTACTTTCCAGTTGTCAGGATTAACAAATACTGGTACTGATGGTCTTCAAGCAAAAAATGGACCTGTTACAGTGTATGTGACATCAGGAATAACGGATGTTCACCCAACGACAATCGCACAAAATACTTATTCAGAATTAGTTGAAGATACCATTAAACTTCAAAATAATATTGAAGAGTTTAATACGATTATACAAAGTCCAAAGAAATTCATTTATCCTGCCAATAGTGTGGAGTATCAGGGTACTTTGGTTTTCAAAACTGAGAATGGAAAATCTAAAGAAGTTACTGTTCAACAAGTTTTCAAACCATTTAGTACAAATGTGTTATTTAGTGACACAACTGAAAATTATCCTTTCCGAAGAGTTTATATGATTATTTCAGATGATGTCATTGATGTTAAGAAATATGAAACATTCAAACAACAACTCATAGGTAATGTACTTGGTAATCAAGCGTTACTTGGAAATGGATCTGTTGACATTGAATCAATATTTGATACATATTGGATTAGGACTGCAAGACCTGTTTTCCTCGAAGAGAATAATATTACAAAATCATTCATTGAAAACTTAGAAAAAAATGATTTGAAAGATTATTTAATTTATACACCATTTGATAAAAAACAAAGAAACTTCACATTTACGACTGAAAATTCTGCGGACACAACTCAAAAAACCTCCCAAGAAAACTTGATAAAAGGTTTGGCGAACACAACGAATCAAAATACTAATGTGTTGACTTGGAACGATACAAATGGAAACGTGGCGGGAGCATATATATCTAAAGCAAAACTGAACTAATGGCATATCAATATTGGAACCGATATAGTGATTTTCTAATTAATGGGGAACAAACCGTTGTTCCTTACGTATCTCTGCCTCAAAAACCCACCGATAAGGCATTTATTTATAAAGTTGCAAAAAGTAGATTAGACAAAGTTTCCCAAGAATATTATAACTCACCAGTTTTTAGTTGGCTTATTCTTCAGGCAAATCCACAATTTGGGGGTTTGGAAAATAATATTTATGATGGCGCGGTATTGATTATCCCATTTCCCTTACTACCATCTTTACAGGATTATAAGGCAGCTTTAGAAAATCATTTTTATTATTATGGCAGGTAACATTCAAGCAGACACTAGTGGTAATATTTTAGTGGAGTTTGACTACAATAACATTATTGTGGTTGACCCCAATAAAACTATAGATGATTTTGGAAATATTAAAGAGAGGCTTGTCGACCATGAGAATCTTGTAATGTATGCCAACTTGGAAGCAGATCTCTTACCAAGAACTAAATTGGCGGTTGGTGGAAGTCCCGAAGACAGAATCAGGACAATATCAGTTGCCAAAATGAATTTTTTGAAACCAACCAAAAATGCTTTTTTGGGGGCTGGATATTATGATGAATTGACAGGGGAAAACTCGACTAAGTTCAAAGGGGAGAATCAAAAACTTGAGGTTGGTATAGAATCTTACAACGGACAAAAACCTTATACTATTAATACTGTTGCAAATGAAAAAGATATAATTGACAATGGATTACTTGGAATTACGTCGATAAACATCAAAACAACACAGAGTTTCATTCCAACTGTAGAAATTTTGTTGGAAGACATTCAAGGTAAGGCATTATTCGAACTTGGAAATAATTCTCCTTATGCTGCATTTTTCAACATGCCATACCCTCAGTTTTATTTAACACTAAAAGGGTATTATGGTCAGGCGGTTAGATATCAGTTGAACTTGAAAGATTTTCACGCTTCGTTCAATGGTTTCAGTGGAAATTATCAGGTTCGACTTAATTTCGTAGGATACAAATTCAATATATTGAATGAAGTGGCTATGGGTCATTTGTTAGCGGCACCTCACATGTATAGCCAAAGATTCGACATTAGTCAAACTTTGGATGGTCCACAACAACCGAACAAAGCTGCTGAATCTCAAGCTAGTACACAAGCTGAAAGGGGTGCAAATAACTTAGGGTCGAATGAGGCTGTTGTTACACAGATAGTTGCTGAAAAAGGGTATCAAAAGATTGTTGAGGTTTATAGTGAATATAAGGCCAAAGGATTAATTGACCCTAATTTTCCTGAATTAACCTTAGTTCAGTTGATGATTAAGTTAGAAAATTTTGAAACAAATATCATGGATTCGTTTGACAAGACTGAAGTCGAATCACTAACGAATGTCAGAAATTATAAAGGTATACTTACTGAATATTTTAACACAATCAGAGCGTCGAATAATTCTTGGTTTAATATAAATTTAGACCCAAGACCAATCATTCTTGTATCAGGAGAAAGAGTATATGTCTTCAAAGAATTGTCTCGTGAAGTAAAGGATACTGCAATTTCCAAACTACAGGGTGATATTACAAGATATAACCAAGCGTTATCTGAAAACCCAACTTTAGGTACCAAAGGAGTAACTCCAATACCAAATCCAATAAAATATGAAATGTTGGAGAGGACCGCACCACAATGGTCTGAAATCGATTGGAAGGAAACAACGAGAATTCAAACAGGAATTACCAATCCAACAGTTGAAGACGAAAATAAAGTAAAAAGTAGAGTTTCAACTTTATTCGTGCCCAAAGAATTACAACAAACCAATCCAGTGGGTGCTATAGTTGGTTTGGCAAGTTTGATAAATTCTAAGTTTACCGTTGTTCCTCAAAAATGGTTTGTGTTTGAAGGGGAAGGAAGGTTTGATAAACAAATAGCCTTGATGGAGGCCCAAGCCAACAAAAAACTTTCAGATTATGAAAGTGAAATTTCTGACTTATTATTGAGAAAAATCGAAGACACTGCCACTGGTATTGGATTTACACCAACAGTAAGAAATATGATTGCGGTAATCATGGCATCAGCTGAAGGTTTTATACGTCTATTAGATGATGTTCACACAGAGGCGTGGGATGTAAAATATGACCCTGTAAGAAAAAGGGCAATTTTGGAAAACCCAACTTCAGCTCCAAGTACTGAAACTATAGATAATGTTGTAAGAGACCCATTCACATTATTCAATGAAAATCAATTGAATACGGATGCGGTTAATTCACAAGTTCCTGTCTACCCTTGGCCACAATTTTTTGTTGAAACCCCTGATGATAAAAAAGGGAGATTCCAATTAAAATATATTGCTGACCCATCGGTGGTTGATTTAACTCAAGGGTACCTTTTTGATAAGTGGCCTGAAGTTGAGTTTGTTGAGGAATACATGAAAGGATTGACACAAAAGTTTCAAAATCCTAATTCTCCACCTCCATTAGATAATGAAAGGGATACTAATATTATCAATATAAATGCGATAGAGTTTCCATCAACAGGTTTAGCTTACACAAATAAAGAAGAAATTAAATTCTTTTATGAGATTTGGGAAAGACAATTCCTCACGTCACATTATTCTGGATTGATTAGGGCTAATCTGAATCAAGTTGATGAGTTAGTTAAGTTGAATATCGAAACTGAAGTGAACAACATTCAAACCAAACTTGGGGCTAATTCCCCTTATTTGACTTTGAAATTAAAAAACTTTAATTTGAATTCGTCTAATTATCCTGATTTTTTAAGAACAATATCAAACACAGGAACAGGACGGGCTTATCAAGATTACATAAGAGATTTTTTTGTAACACCTTATATCAGAGGTTTAACAGAAAATTCGTTTGCGATTCTAAATTCTTTAGAATTGGGAAAAATTCCTCAGGTGTTTACAAAATCTGAGGCTTTACGTGCTTTAGTAGTAAACGCGTCAAATGACCCACTTATTGTGGATACATTACCTTATACCAATCCTAACTGGTGTCTGACAAATTTGAATCAAGGAAATACTGCGGTTTCCAATCAAGTATATAATACAAACAAATCACTTACGATTTTCGAACCTAGAAAAATTATTTCTAATTTTACAGATGTGTATAATTACACAGACAATAGACCAGTAACAAATTTTTCATATTTAATAAATCTAAACCCAACACTAGTTGCACTCACGTCAGGGTTATTTAATAGTAGTATTGTTGGATTAAGTGCATTTTATTCCCTCAGAACTCCAGAAAACTTTGTTGCGACTGAGGGATATGTTAACGGAACTACACCTACAGGATTATTGAGCCCAAGGTCAACAACATCGATGTTGAATACTCCTTACTTTATTAATGCGGTACAGAATGGAGTTTATAATTCAAGAATATCAGGTAACACATATCCTTATGTGCAAGCGGCTTATTTGTTCCTTAATTCTTTACCATTGGCAACATTGAGAGAAAAATATAAATCGTTCTCGAATGATGTCACAACTGAATTGGATTACATCTCATCCACACTGAAAAAGTTTGGCGCTATTCATAAATTACCATATGCTTGGATATTGAAATATGGGTCGATATGGCATAGATACAAAAAGTATAAGGAATCTAATGTAGATATATTGGATACCGCTTGGGGTAACTTTAACTATGCGGAAAATTTTTATCCTCCTACGAGTTCAATTACCGAAACATACACTTTCAAATATTCAAATGTAAATACAAGAATTCGTTTACAAAGTGAAGGAGTTACACAAATACAAATGCAAGTTGGATTTTATCCTAAACTTATAAATGACTTTAATGTTTTTTATAACGGATATGATTTGTATCAAAATTATACTGATACTGAAATCCAAAACAGTGTTAATGCAGGAATGAAGTTATATAATTTCAGTCCATCAAACATTGTTAATGCCAAACAGGATGGTAAGATTTTTCAGTTGACAACATGGTCTGTGTTATTACCTAACACAACTCCAGATGCTCCCATCGATTGTAACCCCAAAGACAACACAGTTGGTAACGATTATTTTGTAATACCTTCGTTTGGAACCCCTTTCAATCAGACAGTGGAATCGTGTATAGTCGACCAAACCACAACACCTACAACAAAAGTAAATATTACCAATAATCCTGCCGTGTTCAACGGATCGGTTAGATGTTTATGGTCGGCATCAAATTTTGGATATTTTGATAATAATCAATTAGCATTTCCTGAACCTGATTCTTACTTGAATTTAATAACAAGTGGGGATAATCAAACTCCTTTACATTTTTTAACCCAAGACAATTACACCAAAATAGAGGAAGTATTTTCAGTTTTTGAAAAAAAGATTTTGGATTCTTTTGAATTGGAATTCTTAAATTTTTGTAAACGTATAACAGATGCAAATACTGGCGGAGATGTTACAACATTTGGACAATCAACTGTAAATGTGAATGCAAACTTCAAAAACTTTCAGTCATTGTTTAGAAGTTTGATGACGGTCCCAACTAAGTCACAAGAAGAAACCGAAGGACAATATTTTGATAATACTATTAGTAACCAATATTCTTTGTTCCAAAGCGGTATCAAGGCGTTTATGGAGTATGATGTAATATTCAAGTATGGTAATCCTTCCAATTATGAAAGGAGAATTTTTGATTCTTATTTATCACATAACAATGCTGAGTTTGTAGTTGACCCTATAACTTTTGAGCCATATGTACCAAATACATTGCCTCAGTTAGGAAGTAACTTAACTTTGAGTCAATCACAAATTAATAATAGACAAGCTTGGACAGCATTGGAAACTGAAGTTGGATTTTCAACCATTCCGAATGTTAGGTATAGTTCGGTTGGTTCATATATTACCGACTTTTTCATTGATAATAATATAGAGTTCACAAGTCAAAATGTAACATTACTTGCACCTATCATTAAGATGTATGCGACACAAAAACTTAATAATCCTAATATAACCGCTTCACAGTTTCAAAATCAATTAAGTCAATATCTACAAAGAGAAACTGGTATTCAAAATAACTTTTTGAATGAAGTATTGACAGGATTGAGGAGAAGTTTACCCAACCAACAACAATTACCCGAAAGAGTAATTAATAGTGTCATTACTGGTGAACAGAGTAAAGTTGAAAACTACGAAATGTTCAAGGCACTCAATGATAAGTGGATTGCTGGTGGTGATTACAAAACCAAAACGTTATTCGAGGACTTTCTGTTTTTGGATAGGGCGTCCCGAAATATCGGAGATACTATTTTGATTGATATCTTCGAACTCAAAAATACTCTAAATAAGAATTCATTGAATCAGGCAATGAGTGTATTCACATTCATTAGTGGCATATTGATTAAAAACAACTTCACAGTTATGCCACTACCGTCTTATGTTAATTTCTATAATGTACAAGAGGTTGATGGAACTGCATCACCTAGACCTGAGGGTTCCCTTCAGTTTGCTAACAATTTATGGGGTACATTCTTGGACGTTGATTATAGAAATTCGGGGCCAAAACTAGTTTGTTTTTATGTTGGTAAACCATCTCAAAATCTTAATCTACCAAAAAATAATTTTAAGTTTAGAGATGATGCTTTTGAATTAAGGAGGGCATCAGAAAATCCTTTAATTGAAGACCAACAAGGAAAAACAGATTGGGCCTTATCTAACAAGTGCGTTGGATTCAATGTTGACGTAGGAATAAGAAATCAGAATATATTTTATTCATTTACAGTGTCTCAAGATAATGGCGTTGCGACATCGGAGTCCATCAATACCCAACTTAATATGGTCGACCAAGCGTCAGGACGAGCTGTTGCAACTCAAAATGTTAGTTTGTATAACTTATATAAAAATAGGTCTTACAAGTCCACGGTTACAAGTTTGGGTAATGCCTTGATTCAACCGACAATGTATTTCAATCTAAGACATGTTCCAATGTTTAATGGTCCTTACATGATTACAGATGTGAGTCATTCGATACAACCAGGGTCATTCCAAACTGTATTCGATGGGATTCGACAAGGGATTTATGATTTACCATCTATCGATACGTTTTTACAAAGTATTAACCAAAATTTGATTACAAGGTTAGAAGAATTGTTGAAAATTAATAAAGACCAAATAAAGGTTAGTGCAACAACTGACAACGTAAAATCAACCGAGGTTCTTCAAAAGGCTGATAATACTTTGGATACTACAAATTCTTGTAGTTCGAAAATTACGGCACCTGTTTATGTAAATGCAAATCCTGGATACGTAGCGGTAAATGGACAATTAACAAAATTCAGTCCGACTGACTTTGCAAATGCGTTAAAACGATTGATACCTAATAATCCTGATTTACAAACTATAATTTATAGTATATCATATATTCGAACTTTCCAATCTGATTCGAACACTAATGTTGGTACGTTTAACGGATTTAATAATAACTTAGCGACTTTATCTCTTGATATGGACTGGGGAGGACAAGTTTCTTTATTACAAAGAAATTATAGTTGTGTTAATATCAAAACAACTCCTTCAACAAATATATCATTACCAGTCGCTCATTTTGATACCCTCGATACCTACATTCAGTTTATGTCGGGACGTATCCGTGGGAACGTGGAAAGGGTAATTCAATTAGGATTAGCAAAATATTATGTTTGTTTTTGGCCCAAATCAAACGTATCAGAAGAATATTACGATAAGAATTTTAATGAGTTCCAACAAACAAGAGATACATTCAAAAAAGCTTTGGCTTCCGCGGTTGAAGTTGGTTTAACCAATGTTGAAAAATCCGTTGAATATAAAACAACTGATGATAAAAATGAGGGCCAATCCAATACTCCGAATGTCACTCCAACACCATCACCAATACCTGGTCAAACTTGTCCTCCGGCAATAATTACATCATTCTCCCCTACAATTGGTAAAGTTGGAACTATCGTTCAGATAAATGGTTCAAATTTTGAAACAACTAAAGAAATTAAAATTGGTACTACAATAGTACCGTTCTCAGGAGTTACAATTTTGAATTCGGGTACAATTAGATTTACAGTACCTCAAGTTGGAGAGGGAGTTAAAGTAGAAGAAAAGATTAGTTTAACAACTGATTATGGTACTACAGTTAGTGTTTCTAATTTCACATATGACCTGACTATGGTTTCAATACCAGAACCAGCACAACCAACTACAGCTCAAGGACCATCTGCGTCTATTCCACCTGAAGTTGCGCCAGGTATTCCAAATGCTAACACACAACCACAAGAAACTGGACCAGTCGTACTGACTGGTACAACAACAACTAACTTACTCGGAAGTGATACATCTCTGAGAGTAAATGTTAATCCGGAATCTGGGCCTTGGAAAATTATTCCATCTTTTATGACATGGCAGTGGAGAGCGGTTGGTGTTAAGGCAGGACCGAACAACACATTTGAAGAAGAAACTTTAGGTAAACAAACTGGAAATAGAGAATTGGAAGGGAATGTTTCCACAGATGGAAAGTCATTTACGGTAACTGATTTTGAAATCGTTGATATTGTAGAACAAGATTTAGATGAACCAGACGATATTAAAAAAGTTACAAAAATATATAATCAAGTAGTATTTGTATGTAATAATGATGACGCATATGTGAAATATAATGAAACTAAAAATCCTGAGGATGTAATTAAACAGGTAGTTCAATCGTTTAACTTCACTATAATTCTTAAGTAACTTAATTCATAACCTACATATTTATATAAAAAGATTCTTATGAACATAAAAACAGCATTAGACAATTATCTTGGTAAATCTGTCAGATTTTCTCAGGAAGACAACGGAGATGGAACTAAACAAGTTTGTGATTTAGATACAGGAGATTGTTATACAGTCAGAGAAAGAGATGGTCTTATCGAAAGAGCTGGACATCAAACAACCGCAAATCGAAGAGTAAGAGTGGAAACTCCTAATGGGATAAAAACATTATTAAACGGATAAAAAATGAGTTTAGATAAAAAAATTATCAAAGAGATTGAAAGACATCGAAAGATTAACAATTATATATTAGAACAAGTTGGAGCACCGACTGAGCCAGATCCATTGGCGGCTTTAGCACCTGACGCCGCTGCGGCACCCGCACCGGCTCCTGCAGAAGTAACACCACCAGCAGCTCCTGAAACAGAACCACAACCAATCGATGTCGAGGCTGATCCTGATGTTGAAAAAATTGATGATGAGGGAGAATCTGAAGAAACAACTGATGAATCGGGTACAGAAGAACTTGATATTACCGATTTAGTGGATTCACAAAAAAATATCGAAACTAAACAAGAAGAGTATTTCAATAATTTATTCAACCAACTTAATGATTTACAATCTAAGTTAGGAGAAATGGATACCATTATGAATAAATTAAATTCTCTTGAAGTTAAAATCGAAAAGTACAGAGAAAAAACTCCCCAAGAAAAATTGGAATTAAGAACCTACGACTCATATCCATTTAGTCAAAAACTTTCACAATTCTTCGATGACAAGCAAGATGAGATGGAAAAGACGGGAAAAAATGATTATGTTTTAACTGCAGACGAAGTTACTGATATAAATGTGAATGACATTAAAAACTCATTTCAACCTGGTGGAGGTTTAGACAATGAAGTTTACAAAACTTCATTTAGGTAACACACCACAACACATTTAGAAGGTACTCTCGGGTACCTTTTTTTATTAATTATATTCTTTATTGTATTTTTTATTATATTGGATTTATGAGCGAGTTTAACAATGTTGAGGAACAAAGAATTTGGAATGACTTGGGTCTTTGGGCAGACGGAGGTCACGAATGGTCTAAATCTTTCGGGACGACCGAAAACCTATGGAATACTTATCTTTTTGACCCCCTAAAAAAATTTAGAGGAAAAAAGATTTTAGAAATAGCTCCTGGACACGGTAGAATTTCTCAATTTTTGAGTATTCTTGCAGATGAATTAATTGTCATTGATTTGAACGAAAGTTGTATAGAACAAACAAAAAAAAAACTTGGAAACCACATTAAAGAATATCATGTAAATGATGGGTTAAGTTTAACATCGATACCGAGTAATTCAGTTGATTTAGTTTTCTCTTTTGACTCTTTTGTTCATATGCATCAAAACGTAATCAAAAGTTATGTGAAAGAAATTTCTCGAGTTCTTGTTAATGGAGGGCACGGATTTATACATCATTCTAATTTTCAACAAGGACAAGACTATTCTTTCAGAAATTGGGGAGGGAGATCTAATATGACTAAGGAACTATTTGAGTCTTTCGTTATAGAGAATGAAATGAATATTTTATCACAAAATACTATCAAGTTCAATCCTGAGGGTTTTTGGAGTGGAATTGATATTCTATCTTTTTTTTATAGACCTTAAGGTGATAGTCCCTTTGACAACTTTTTCAGTTTGACTTTTTCATGTTTTTTCTTATGTTTGTATAAACAATTTATTAATTTAATCTATAAAAACACATGAGTTCATTAGACGCCGTATTGGCACAGTACGAAAAATCACAACAAGGGGGCGGGGCCCAATCGAAGATGTCGCAAGACGAAAGAATGAAAAAATATTTCGCTTTAATCTTAGGAGACAAAGAGAAAACAGGACAAAGAAGAGTAAGAATTCTTCCTACGTCTGACGGTTCATCACCGTTTAAGGAAGCTTGGTATCATGAAATCCAAGTTGGAGGACAATGGCAAAAGTTCTACGATCCAGGAAAAAATGACAATGAGCGTTCACCTTTGAATGAGGTTTACGAAGAATTGATGTCAACTGGTAAAGAATCTGACAAAGAATTGGCAAAACAATACAAAGCTCGTAAGTTTTATATTGTTAAAGTAATCGACAGAGACCACGAAGAAGACGGAGTGAAGTTTTGGAGATTCAAACACAATTTCAAAAACGATGGAATCTTAGATAAGATTATTCCTATTTGGAGAAATAAAGGTGATATCACAGACCCTGAGAATGGTCGAGACCTTATCATCGAACTATCCAAAGCTAAAACACCTAAAGGTAAGGAGTATACAACTGTATCCACAATTATGTATGATGATCCAGCTCCTGTACATACAGACAAATCACAGGCAAAGGCTTGGATTGAAGACGAGTTAACATGGTTGGATGTTTATTCTAAAAAACCTGTTGAATATCTCGAAGCAATTGCAAGAGGAGAAACTCCAAAGTGGGATAACGATAAAGGTGGTTATGTATATGGAGATAGTTCAGTACATGAAGAAAGTTTTGGTGGTTCATCAAAAAAATCCACATCCTCATATATCGACCCACAGTCGAACGACGAACCTGACGGAGACCTTCCGTTCTAATTAATAACACAACTCGGATACTATTTGGTGTCCGAGTTTCATTTCCCTATCCTTATGGCTATTAAGAAAAACGATTTTGAAAGTTTGAAGAAGAAATTTTCTACTTCAGCAAAGTATAAACCACAAAGATTCTTTGACTTAGGTCCTGATTTCTTGGATGCCGTTGGACTTCCTGGCCCTGCCATTGGACATCTTAACATGTTCTTAGGCCACTCTGATACAGGTAAGACAACTGCATTGGTAAAGACCGCAGTTGATGCTCAGAAGAAAGGTATCCTTCCTGTGTTCATTATTACGGAACAAAAATGGAGTTTCGAACATGCCAAGTTGATGGGGTTCCAATGTGAGGAAGTTGTTGACGAAGAAACAGGTGAATTGGATTGGGATGGATTTTTCATATTCAATAATAACTTTGATTACATCGAACAAATAACTGACTACATTAATGAACTATTAGATGCTCAGGAAAAAGGTGAGTTAGATTATAGTTTATGTATAATGTGGGACTCTGTTGGTTCAGTTCCTTGTAAAATGACTTTTGAGGGTAAAGGTGGAAAGATGCATAACGCTTCGGCATTGTCTGATAAAATCGGGATGGGCATCAATCAGCGTATTTCAGGGTCTCGTAAAGCTGATTCAAAATATGAAAATACTTTGATAATTGTGAACCAGCCGTGGGTGAGTCTTCCAGACAATCCTTTTGGTCAACCTAAAATTATGTCTAAGGGGGGTAACGCGGTTTGGCTTAATTCATCTATAGTTTTCTTATTTGGAAATCAAAAAGATGCCGGTACTTCTAAGATTACCGCAACTAAGGATAAAAGGTCAATTAAATTCGCAATACGAAGTAAAGTATCTGTACTAAAAAACCATATAAATGGTCTTGGTTATGATGATGGTAAAATCATAGTAACACCACATGGATTTCTGGCGGGTAAAGATTCTTCCGAAGAAAAATCTAATATTGAAAAATATAAGAAAGAATACGCCGAGTATTGGAAAGATATTATTGGTGTTGATGGTGATTTTGACTTAGAAGAAGAAAGGGAAGATAATTAAAAATGGAAACTAAAGTTTGTTCTAAATGTTTTACTGAAAAATCATTATTAGAATATAATGTATGTTCTAGGGTGAAAGATGGTAGAAAGGCTGAATGTAGAGATTGTCAAAAAATAGAATCAAAAAAATATAGATTAGAAAATAAAGAAAAAATTAAAGAATATAATACTAATTGGAATAAGATAAACCAAGAATATTATAAGAAATATTTTGAAGAGTATTATACAATCAACTACGAAAAAGAGAGAGAACGTAAAATCAAGTGGTTTAGTGACAACAAAGAATATTTGAATAACTATCAAAAACGGAGAAAAAAAGAAGATATTTTATTCAGAATTATTTCTAATATGAGAAATTCGGTTAACAGGTATTTGAAATACCGTTCAAAACGAACATTTGATATTATAGGATGTTCACCAGAATTTCTTAAAGAACATTTAGAGACTCAATTTATTGATGGTATGAGTTGGGATAACCGGAGTGAGTGGCACATTGACCACATCATTCCATTATCGTCGGCAAAAACCGAAGAAGAACTTTATAAGTTATGTCATTATAGTAATCTTCAACCTCTGTGGGCGGGAGACAATTTAAGTAAAGGAACCAAAGTATTCACAAATTAAATCACGAGTTGTGATTAAAACATTATTAGTGGACGGAGACAATCTGTTCAAAATAGGATTTCATGGAGTAAAAGAGTTGTATAATGGTGGAGACCACTTAGGTGGAATCTACCATTTTATAAACACCATTCGAAAATTTCTCGAAGAACATAATCATGACAAAGTAATTATATTTTGGGATGGTGAGTCAAACTCTTCCATAAGGAAATCCATATATCCCCAATATAAGGCAAACCGTCGTCAGGATATGAATGAGTTTAAGTACGAATCATATCTTCAACAGAAGTCGAGAGTTAAACAATATCTCGAAGAAATATTCGTGCGTCAGGTTGAAATGATTAATAATGAAGCGGACGACCTTATTGCATATTATACCAAATTGTCCATTGATGAGGAAGTTATTATTTTTTCTGCGGACAAAGACCTAACTCAACTCATATCAGAACGGGTAACCATCTACTCTCCGACCTCCAAACAATATTATAGGTATGGAGACATGATTACCATTAACAAGGTCAACATACCCCACCAAAACGTCTTATTAACAAAGATTCTAACGGGGGATAAGTCCGATAACATTGATGGTATAGAAATGTTGGGGGAAAAAACTTTAGTCAAATTATTTCCCGAGTTGTTGGAGAAATCATGTACTATCGAGGAAATCTTGGATAATGCGCGAAATAACGAGCAAAAGAAAAAACCAAAAGCATTAGAAAACATTTTGATTGGTAAAACTAAAAATGGTACATTTGGCCAAGATTTCTTTGAAATAAATAAAAAAATTGTTGACCTCTATAACCCTTTGATTACTGATGATGGAAAAGAATTAGTGGAACAGATTTACACCGACACAATTGACCCCACAGACCGTGGATACAAAAACTTGATGAGAATGATGATGGAGGACGGCCTCTTCAAGTATCTACCCAAGAATGATGAAGCTTGGGTAAATTTCCTCCGACCATTTATGAAACTTACACGAAAAGAAAAAAGAAACACAAACAAAAATTAAAAACTTTATGAAAGAGCAAGACAGTACTAAAATGGAATTTCTATTAACCCTTAACGATAACATCGTGGTTCAAAGATATTTCAATGTTAGAGGTTACAATCCAAATGCAAAAAACTCCATTGAGTTCTATGAATTCATTAATGGAGTGAAAGAAGAACTTCAGTATCATTTGAAAATGAAGACCGTAATTTACATGATGGACAACAGTGAATCCATTATGCACGATTCTTCAATTATGGATACATCTTATACTGAGGGTCCAGAAATTTTCAATATTTTCGTCAAAGTTGGGGACACGACAATTTGTCATAGAATTTTTGATGGAAAATTTTTTCCACCTAAAGTTCGTTATACCGTTGACGTACGACCCTTTTTGAAAGATATTCTTCGAGAATTAACTGACATTTTTTCCGAACAAACATTAAGTTACCAATATTTGGATTTTGATTTGAGTAAGTGAGTATTTAATAATACACAGGGGAGGAACAAAACTATATGAACAAAAATTTCGATTACTTAGGGAACACATTTCAGATTCAATTACTGAATCAGATTGTGGTAGATAAAGATTTTTCATCGTCTATTCTTGATGTTATCGAATCAACTTATTTCGACAATAAGTATTTCAAAATCATTCTACAAATGATAAAGGAGTACTATGTGAAGTATGAGTCAACCCCTAATTTTGAAACTCTCGAACAAATAATCAAGTCCGAAGTATCCCAAGAGTTGGTTGCAAAAATTGTTTTAGACACTCTAAAACAAGTTAAGGAAGCACCATTCGAAGGGACACAATTTGTACAAGAAAAAGCCTTGAAGTTCTGTAAACAACAAGAACTACAGAAGGCGATGGATAAGGCTCAAAAAATCATCACTCAAGGTGATTTTGAATCTTATGATAAAGTTGAGGGATTGGTTAGGGAGGCACTACAGGTTGGTGAGATTGAGAAAGGTCAAACGGACATTTTCTCTGACTTGGATACTGTATTGGATGAGGACTATAGACATCCAATTCCTATGGGTATTCCAGGCATTGACAAACTCCTTAAAGGAGGGTTGGCAAAGGGAGAGATTGGAGTAATTCTTGCACCAACTGGTGTAGGTAAAACAACTATCTTGACTAAGATTGCAAATACGGCATTCAACTTAGGATACAATGTCCTTCAAGTATTTTTCGAAGACAACCCAAAGATTGTTCAAAGGAAACACTTTACAATATGGACAGGTATTCCACCTGATGAATTGGCGCATCATAAAGAAGAAGTGATGTCCAAAATTACTGAAGTACAAGAAACAATGAAGAATAAACTTGTATTGAAGAAGTTGGCATCTGATACTATGACTATGAACCAAATTAAAAATCAGGTTCGAAAAATGATTGCAGATGGAAACAAAATTGATATGATTATGTTAGATTATATTGATTGTGTGTTACCTGAATCTTCATCAAAGGATGAATGGAAAGCTGAAGGGTCTGTAATGAGAGGATTCGAGGCTATGTGTCATGAACTTAACTTAGTTGGTTGGACTGCAACTCAAGGAAATAGAAGTTCTATTTCTTCAGAAGTTGTGACAACAGACCAAATGGGGGGGTCAATCAAAAAGGCGCAAGTTGGTCACGTCATCATTACAGTTGCAAAAACTCTTCAACAGAAGGAAATGAACTTGGCAACAATTGCAATTACAAAATCTCGTCTTGGAAAAGATGGTGTAGTATTCGAAAATTGTAAGTTCAATAATGAACTATTGGAGATTGATACTGAAAGTTCAGTTACATTCTTAGGATTCGAAGAACAACAAGAGGAGAAGAAGAGAGATAGGGTGAAAGAGTTGATGGAAAAAAGAAAACAAAAAGAGCAACAAAAACAACAATTATAAAAAACAATTAAATAAATTATGGAAAAAATTTTAGTAGAAAATCCGAACAGATTCGTAATATTCCCAATCGAACACAATGACATTTGGGAGTTTTATAAGCAACATCAAGCGGCATTTTGGACAGCAGAAGAAGTTGATTTGACTAATGATATCAGAGATTGGAATAATCTTACTGAAAATGAACAATATTTTATCAAGAATATTCTGTCGTTCTTTGCGGCATCTGACGGTATTGTTAATGAAAACCTTGCCGAAAATTTCGTAAAAGAGGTTCAATATCCTGAAGCGAAGTTTTTCTATGGGTTCCAATTAATGATGGAAAATATCCACAGCTTGATGTATTCATTATTGATTGACACCTATATCTCTAATGAGAAGGAAAAACAACTTTGTTTCACCGCATTAGATAATCTTCCTGCAGTACAAAAGAAGGCTAGCTGGGCCCTTGATTGGATTAAAAACTCTACGTTCCAAGAACGTCTCATCGCTTTTGCTGCGGTTGAAGGTATTTTCTTTTCAGGGTCATTCTGTTCTATCTTCTGGTTAAAGTCACGTGGTATTATGCAAGGTTTGTGTAATGCAAACAGTTTGATTTTCAAAGACGAAAACCTTCATTGTGACTTTGCAATTCATTTGGTGAATAACCACTTAGAGAATAAACCATCAGAAAAAAGAATCAAAGAAATTCTATTGTCAGCATTGGAGATTGAAAAAGAGTTCATCACAGAATCTTTACCGGTTTCCTTAATTGGTATGAATTCAAACCTAATGAAGCAATATTTGGAATTTATTACAGACCAATTATTGGTTAAATTCGGATGTAAAAAAGAGTTCAATGTAGAACAACCATTCAAGTTTATGGAACAAATCGCAGTTGAAACTAAGGGTAACTTCTTTGAGTCAAGAACAATGGAATACCAAAAAGCGAAACTAAACGAAGAGTTATCATTTGATTCTGATTTTTAATTTAATACTTTTATATCTATGATGTCATTAAAAATTAAAAAAAGAGGTGGGGAGGATGTTTCATTTAATCCTCAAAAAATTTACAACAGAATTAAACGAGCTGCAAAGGGTTTGACTGTAAACTCTGATGAGATATTCATTAAAGTAATTACATCTGTTCCAACAGAGGGTAACATAACCACAAAAGAGTTAGATAAACTTGTGTATGAGATTGCTGCGGCGTATACTGGAAGTCATTATGATTACTCTAGACTTGCAGCTTCAGTTGCAATTTCTTCATATCACAAAGAAACTGACCCAAGTTTTTCAAATGTAATGCATACCCTTCATGCTGATGGTGTCGTTCATGATGAACTAATTGCAATGATTGAAAAGTATGGCCCATCTAAGATTGATGAGGTAATCAACCATGAGAACGATTACAATTTCGATTACTTCGCTTGGAGATCTTTACAGGAAATGTACTTGTTGAAAACCCCACAAGGTAAAACTATTGAAAGACCTCAACACATGTATATGAGAGTTGCATTGTGGGTTACTAATACTTTTGAAGAAGCGGTTGAATATTATGAGTCGTTATCAAACCAACGAATCTCGAAGGCGACTCCAATCATGATTAACTCAGGTACTAAAGTTCCACAATTAGCATCTTGTGTATTACACTATAATAACTCAGATTCTCGAGATGGATTGTTAAAAAGTTTGACCGACATTTCAACGTATTCTTCAGATGCTGCAGGTATTGGTCTATGTATGTCAAACATCAGAAGTAAAGAAAGTAGAATCACATCTTCAGGTGGATATGCTGGTGGACTATTAAAATACTTAAAGATTGTAAACGAATCATTGAGATTCTTCAACCAACAAGGAAGAAGACCTGGTAGTGCGGCTATCTATTTAGAACCATGGCACAAGGACATTATGGACTTGTTGGACATTAAGAAAAATACGGGGGCTGAAGAACTTCGAGCTAGAGATTTGTTTACCGCGCTTTGGATTCCTGATAACTTCATGAGAGCGGTTAAGAACAATGAAGATTGGTATCTGTTCTGTCCTAACGATATTCTTAAGGAGGGTATCAAACCACTACAAGAATGTTATGGTGATGAATATGAGAAGAACTATCAGTTGGCTGTTGATATGGGTCTTGGTCGTAAAGTGAAAGCTCAAGAGATTTGGAGTAAAGTGATTGAATCTCAAGTTGAAACTGGTGTGCCTTACCTATGTGCTAAAGATAGTGCTAACAAAAAGACAAATCATCAAAACATTGGTGTGATTAAACAATCTAACCTATGTAATGAAATCTATCAGTATACTGATGAGGACACAACTGCGATTTGTACACTATCATCAATCGTTCTTAAAAACTTTATCGTTGATGGAAAATTTGATTATAAACTTTTGATTGAAGAAGTAAGAAAGGCTGTTCGAGCATTGAACAATGTTATTGATAAAAATAACTATTCAACTCAAAAAGGTCTCAAAGGAGGATTAGAGCAAAGAGCGATTGGTATTGGAGTTCAAGGATTGGCGGATGTTTTTTGTCTTTTAGATTACATCTTTACTTCAGACGAAGCAAAGGCGTTGAACAAAAACATTTTCGAGGTGATTTATTTTGCGGCAATCACTGAAAGTAATGATTTGTGTAAAAAAGGTATCAGAAGACCATACGAATTCTTCAAAGGTTCTCCAATGGCGAAAGGTATTTTCCAATTTGATATGTGGGGTTTGAATGATTCAGAATTATTCTTGGATTGGGAAACCTTGAAGAAAGATGTTATGGAATATGGTGTTTGTAACTCTTTGTTTACTGCACAAATGCCTGTAGCATCTTCAGCAAAGATTACGGGATCATTCGAAATGACCGAACCTGCTCACTCAGCATTGTTTAATAGAAGAGTTGTTGGTGGTGAAATCATGATTGTTAACAAATATTTGATTAATGATTTTGAAAAAATTGGTATTTGGTCTGAGGATTTGAAAAATGAAATCATTCTAAATGAAGGGTCAATTCAGAACATTAACTTCAATCAGTACTTAGATCCTGAAGATAAGAACTACAATAAGAAGGTTAAGAGAATTGAACATCTTATTCCAAAGTACAAAACAATTTGGGAGATTTCACAAAGAGAGTTGATTAACATGGCCGCTGACAGAGCACCATTCATCGATCAATCTCAGTCAATGAACATATATATGTCTAACCCTACGTTGTCTAAGATTACATCATCACACTTCCATTCATGGGAAAAAGGTTTGAAAACTTTGTGTTATTATGTGAGAACGAAAGCAATTTCAACAGGAGCGAAACACTTAGCGTTGGATATATCGAAAAACCAAAAACCGAAACCAGTTGTAGAAGTTCCTAAAGTTGATTACAGTAACATGAATCTACCACCAAAACCTGAAGGAATTGATATCGAGTGTTTCGGTTGTTCATCCTAATTGAATAAATAATCCCGATTAAAGTCGGGATTTTTTATTTTTGGCTATTTATAAGGAAAAACAAGGAGATTATATTTATCGTTATGGCAAATGGAGTTACATACGGATTAAATTTCCCATTTAGAGATTCTAGACGAGGGGATTATTTGGAACTTACTCAGTTAGAAGCACAACAAGTAAAATCTGACTTGATACATTTGTTGTTAACTCGTAAAGGGAGTAGATATTATTTACCTGAATTCGGAACAAGGTTATATGAATTTTTATTCGAACCATTTGATGGTTTAACGTTTGATGCAATACAATCAGATATTAGGGATGCGGTTCAAAATTTTATGCCTAACCTTCTATTGAATCAAATTACAATAACTCCTGCAGACCCTATGGAAGAAGTTGATACTATGTTAGGTGAAAATACTGTGGGAACTAGTGAATCTCCAGTATATAGATTTCCAGGTAAAGGTACCTCAGAATATACTGCTAAAATTAGAATAGATTATTCAAACAACAGATCGACTTTTGCTCAGAGCGATTTTGTTATTATCAATATTTAATATAGATGGCAAATCGTAAAATTTCATACACAACCAGAGATTATCAAGGAATAAGAACTGAGTTACTAAATTATGTAAGGACGTATTATCCTGAGTTAATTCAGGACTTTAATGATGCATCTGTATTCTCTGTGTTTTTGGATTTGAACGCAGCTGTTGCTGACAACTTACATTATCATATTGATAGAAGTATCCAAGAGACAGTCCTTCAATACGCCCAACAAAGATCTTCAATATATAATATTGCAAGGACTTATGGACTTAAACTTCCAGGTCAAAGACCATCAGTTTCTTTAGTTGATTTTTCTATCACAGTTCCGGCATTTGGGGATAAAGAAGATGAAAGATATCTTGGTATTCTATCAAGAGGTTCACAAGTTTCAGGAGCGGGAATCATATTTGAAAACATATACGATATCGATTTTACTTCGCCATATAATGCCCAAGGATTTCCAAATAGATTAAAGATACCTAATTTCAATGCAAACAATGTTTTAGTGAATTACACTATTACCAAAAGAGAATTAGTTGTTAACGGTATTACAAAAGTATTCAAGAGAGTTATTACTCCAAATGATGTTAAGCCATTCTTTGAGTTATTTTTACCTGAAAAAAATGTCTTAGGTATTACTAGTGTTCTGTTGAAAAGTGGTACTGAGTATACAAACGTCCCAACATCCGCCGAATTCTTAGGTGAATCAAACAAATGGTATGAAGTTGATGCGTTAGCCGAAGATAGAGTTTTCATTGAAGACCCTACAAAAGTATCCGACCAACCTGGTATTAAAGTTGGTAGATATATCCAAACCCAAAATAGATTTATTAGTGAATATACTCCTGAAGGATTTAAGAAATTAACTTTTGGTGGAGGTACAAATACTGCGCAAGATGCCTTGAATCAGTTTACAACGTTGGGGGCGACAATTGATTTACAAAGATATTCTAATAACTTGTCGTTAGGTTCGGCATTAACACCAAACTCAACACTTTTTGTCCAATATCGAGTTGGTGGAGGTTTGGGTACAAACTTAGGAACAAACGTAATTACCCAAATTGGAACCGTATCCTTTTTCGTAAATGGACCATCAGAACTTACGAACTCATCAGTTGTAAATTCTTTAAGGTGTAACAACGTAACTGCGGCAATTGGTGGTGCGGGGTTACCATCATTAGAAGAAATTAGAAATTATGTCTCATTCAACTTCTCGGCACAAAAAAGAGCGGTAACTGTTCAGGACTATGAATCTATAATTCGAAATATGCCATCTGAGTTTGGAGCTCCTGCTAAAGTTTCTGTCACAGAAAACAACAACAAAATATTAATTCAATTATTATCTTATGATACCTCAGGAAGGTTGACCAATATTGTATCGAATACTCTTAGACAAAATGTTGCCACTTACTTGTCTAACTATAGAATGATGAATGATTATATTTCAATCTTAACTGCAGAGGTTATTGACTTAAGTGTTGAAGTTTCTGTTGTATTAACGTCAGCACAAAACTCAGGACAAGTTATCGCTGATGTCATTGATAGAATCTCAACTTACTTCGACCCACAGGTAAGAGAATTAGGGCAAAACGTTTATTTATCTGAATTACAAAGTATTGTTCAAAATCAAAATGGGGTGTTAACGGTATCTGACATCAAAGTATTTAACAATGTTGGGGGTCAATATTCTTCGGCTGAGACATCTATGGAATATTCAAACCCTGAGACCAGACAAATCGCGCCAGTAAACTCAACAATTTTTGCTCAACCATCACAGGTTTACCAAATCAGATATCCAAATAAGGATATTAAAGTTTTGGTTCAGAACTTCCAATCGGTTACATTCACATAATTGGTTTATTATCCCAATCTTTGATTTATAATTTATAATGTGTGTATTCAATTCTTAAAAATTACACATAAACTATTTATAAATTAAAGATATTTCATGGGTGATTCATATAGGATTAAGACCGAACTTGGCATTAACAAATCAATCAATGTTCAGTTAGACCAAGAGTTTGAGTTCTTAGAAATTTTATCTCTTAAAATACAACAAACAGATATCTACACAAGAAGTTGTGCGGACTATGGCGTTTTAGTTGGTAGAGTCACTGCAAACAACGGTTTTGGAGTCCCAAATGCTAGAGTTTCTATATTCATACCTATTGAACAGGTTGATGAATCAAATCCTTTGATAACTAGTATATATCCGTACAAGTCGGCTAGTGACAAAAATGGTGACGGATATAGATATAATCTTTTACCTTATACCCCTTCCTATTCTAAACATGCTGCAACAGGAACATTACCAACAAAATCTGATGTTCTAACTGGAAGTACGGCCGTAGAAATTTACGATAAGTATTATAGGTTTACTACGAAAACCAATGATAGTGGAGATTATATGATTATGGGAGTTCCACTTGGAACGCAAACTATAGTTATGGATGTTGACCTCTCCGATATTGGTGAATTTTCTTTAACACCTCAGGATTTAATTAGAATCGGATTAGCTACAGAAGCACAAGTTGCAGGTAATCGATTTCGTGCGTCTAATGATTTGAATTCTTTACCTCAAATTATTAATTTAACTAAAAGTGCTGAGATTTCTCCTTTGTGGGGAGACCCTGAAATATGTGATATATCAATTAATAGATTAGATTTCGATTTACGGGACGAGGCTAACGTTGATATACAACCAACAGCTGTTTTCATGGGATCGGTTTTTTCTTCGACTGATAGATTCCGAGTCAGAAAAAATTGTAGACCTAAAGATAATTTGGGGAATCTTTGTGGGTTGACTTCAGGTCCAGGTCAAATTTTAGCGATTAGACAAACTATAGAACAAGATGAAGATGGTAATCCTGTTTTAGAAGTTTATGAATTAGAACAAGCGGGTAATATTATTGACGGTGATGGGACATGGTTGGCTGAGTTACCGATGAATTTGGATTATTTAATTACAAATGAATTTGGGGATAGAGTTCTGTCAAATGACCCATCAATAGGTATACCAACAAAATCAAAATATAGATTCAAAGTTAAATGGACACAGCCGAATGATCTGACTATACAAAGTCGAAGAGCTAATTATTTACTACCAAATATAAAGGAATATGGATGGAGTAATTCCAATTCCGACCCAACTTTTTCAAGTAATCAAACCGAAAAGAAAAAACAACAAAGTTCATATTATTTTGGATTGGCATGGAGCGGTTACACAAATGGTTTTGAAGGTACTGAGTTGACTGAAAGACTGGACGAAATTATAAATTGTGAGGATACATTCTACGAATTTAATTTTAACCGAGTTTACACTGTTTCATCTTTAATTGACCAATATAAAAAAGGTGGTCGTGGGAGATTTATCGGGATAAAAGAAATTGATGATGATGAATGTGATAATTCAATAAATAAATTTCCAGTTAATGATGGATTCAAAAATTTTGATTTACTTTATTTTCTTTTTTCCATTATTTTCACGGTCCTCCAATTTGTTGGGTTAGTTTTATTAATAAATGCCCATTTACTCTTATTTATTTATACGATAGTAATCCAAGCATTGTGTTTTTTATGTAGCATTAAAATCCCAATAATAAATGTACGGCCTTTTGGTTTTATTTGTAATGCCTTGAGATTGAAATGTGAAACCAAAAACTTTACAATTCGGTTACCAATGATTACTTATCCCGAATGTCAATCCTGTTCATGTAATGAAACAAAGTTGAATTCTGAGGCTTTACTTGGAGGTACCAATGGCAATTTATCTTTCGTTTCTTATCCTCCAAGTTATGTTGCAGGACTAGAATCTTTATTTGGGTCAGATGGAACTCCTAGTGAGGACGTACAGCTGAAGGCGGGTATTTTTGCTCAAGCAATCGGAGGTAACAACGACTCAGTTACAGACTTGGACGTATTCAAAACTCCTGTGTCAAATGTTGTTAGATTTCTGTCAGATGAATCTGATGAGAAAAAACATTTTGCATATTCTGAAAGTTTAACTTTGGGAGAGAGAATAAATATTTTTAATACAAGAGAATCTTATTTTGATGGATTAAACAAAATAAAAGTAACTTTTGCCAAACCTTCTAATGAAGGTAAGTTTCACTTTGATAATACAATTACTGTGTTATCAAACACACCTTATCAGTCGGGGCAATTACTTACAACTGTTAATCCTGCAACAACATCTGATAGGAATTTTTTATATACTGCACAGACAGAAAATGGAATTGTAAATGGAATTACTGGAACAACTACTCAGGGATCAAGTAATCTTAATGTTGATTATTCGGTAACACAAACAACTAATCAAACGACAATATATTCACTACCAACAGGAACAACGGTGGACCGACAGGTCTATCCTCAGGATAGAGAGTATTTTCAAGTAGTTACCGCAATTACGGTTTCTGAAGCTATTAAAATTTGGGATACAACAACCTTAGAATCGTTTCCAAATGTTTTGACGGCGCCATCACGAATATATTTGGCAAAAAGAAGAGACTTTCCAATCACAGGTTATAGAGTGGATGATGGTACATTGATTAACCCTTTGAGTGTTTTTGATGATATTGATAATCAATACATACTGATACTTCAGAGAGGAGTTGATCCATATTCTCCAAAATATACTAACGAATACAAAGTTGGACGATTATTCGGTAAAAATATTGATGATGTTAATTTTACATTCACAGCACAAACAAGAACAAATATACCAATACAAAGATTAACCCAAACAAGTTTATCAGTACAATCATTTACTCAAAACACAATGTTTTATCCTTCTCACTTTTTTGAGGCTGGGGATCAATTTTCAGGGTTCACGACATCAACAGTGGGATACTACGGGGCTCTCGATTCCTCTTTTGATACAAATAGATTGAATCAAAAAAGTTTCGGAGGAGCTCAGGGTATGGTAAGTAGAACGAATAACGATTTTTATTCATCGACCCAAAATTCTGCTAAGTATGATTTATCCGAGGATGTGTCAGGGGCTTCTTATATATTCTCCAACATATCTGCAGGGTTGAGTTTTGGATATGGTGATGTTAGGTATGAATATTTTACTCCAAATGCTTATCCAAGTTTATCCGCTAACCCAATGCCGATTTCTTCTAAAGTGAACAATGTGATGAGAACTGACAGATTACCGTCTTCTGATGTTTTGAATGGAAGTACTTGGCAATCTAATCCGGCATTATTACAGCAAAATAACAATTTCACATTTTATGAAATACCTGACCTTGACCAACCAATAGATTTATCGTCTTATAGTACAGGAGCTGAAATTCCGACTGCAGATCTAGAAGGATTACCAAATGACTTAACGGTATTTTCAACGTTTAGTTGTGAAAATATGGTTGGTTTAGATTGCTATCAAGGGTTCGGAGACAACTTTGAAGTTAATCAAGAATGTACAACCAAAGATGCGGTTGACAAAGGATGTTATATGTTCTTGAGAAGACCTGGCACCGATTTGGTTAAAGATATTTCCAACTTCAATGAGTGGGGATTCAGATTTAGATTTTTCTATGGTCTTTGTAGAGGTGTACTTTCCCAATCTTTTATGAACAACTGGATTAATGGTTCACTATATATGTTCCCAATCCAAGTTGATACTTTCTACAATAAACAAAACAAAGTAAGTAAAGTTGAATTTTGTAAAGATGTTGTCTATCTGAATACCGACAGTAACAATTTTTATTATAGAAGTAGTCCATATAATAATTCAACCAATAGATTTACTGGAAAGCAAACTAATAATCCGGGTCAAGTTAATGATTTGAATCTTTTATTCCCAACAACTCTTATTAACTTAGGAATGAAAGATGCATTCTATTCTGAAATAACATTTGATTCGACAACAAGAGGTTATATTTTACCTAATATAAACGCGACAAGTTATGGAGACACATCTGATTTAGTAAATCTTTTCGTGGTGTCGAGGATAACTGATGAGAGCTTTCTTCAACAACTTATACCTTTAGGAGATAGTGCGATAAATCAACTTTTTTCTAGATCAGAAAGAAGGATTGATGGAGATTTGGCCCAACTCATGTCGATTAATAGTGAAATTGGTAATATAAACTTTTCTCCTGAATATTACGATAACGTACCAGGTGAAACCAATCAACCTACAACGATACTTGGAACACCTTCGAATCCTACCATAGCAGTTTGGTTTTCATCGACAACTCAAGATTTACAGGTTAAAGATTATTTGACACCGGGTAGGATTAATTTCAGAGGTACTGATGATGTAGGATATTACCCATACCCTTACGGGATAAAATCACAAGTTGTTCCATTCTATCAGTGGAGATTGGCTAATACTAATCTTATTTTCGGTAATCAATTCAATACATGGGCGACATCATCATCTGATATTGTTCAAAATGTGAGATACCAATCATTAGATAGATACGCATCCGATACTCCATATTTTTGGAGTGATAATTCTGAATCGAATGACCTTAATGCTCGAGGATACATTTTCAATGTAAATGGAACTGTGGGAGATGGTCAATATACTGCAACGGGTGCTTTGAAACAAAAATTCGTGGTAGGTGCTCCATTCCAATTTTACTTCGGAACTATAGTGGGTGAAACCGCTTTGGATAAATTCAAAACAAAGTATTCGGTAGATGAATAAGTATACATTAATTCCAAGTGGACTTAGATATAAAGGTGCTCCATCGGTAGATGAAGAACTTTCAGTGACGCTTCAAGAACAAAGTCAACAAATCACTGAATATGATAGGACTTCGACATTGAATCTTGCTCAGGTTTATGACGATGAAAGACAAAAAAGTACTATATTCAGACCAACTTTCAAGTTGACTTATTTATATGATAATACATATACAGGTTCAACAACATATTTACCATTCCAATATAATTTATATTATATTGACCCAATTGCATCGAAACAAAGTGGAGTATGGAGGGGATTTCCGCAGTTTTATGAATTTGATTTTTATAGACCAAATATAGGGGACAATCATTTTCAATATAAGGCAAAAAGTGCATACACTTATAATTGGATGTATTACTTAACCTATCCCTTTGAAAACGATTCGAACAAACAACTAACGTATTATACAACCACAAATAACGATGTGAATTGGATTGCATCAGACGGCATACCATTTTCAATATCTAACAGCACACGGAATGGTAATGGATTAGTGGGGTTTGTATGTATTGCACCTCATGGTTTAACTACTGGTGAATACGTTGAATTATCTTTGACTTATCGGGGAACTAATATATTCCAAGTCAGTTCATTAGGTAATGGACAATTCGGTAGTGACAAATACATTTTTAATTTATTTAACATAGGTTTTACAGGTTCGACTTTCAATAATGGAACAACAGGTACTTTCAAACGAGTTATTAATCCTGATAACTTGACTGAAACTAGATCTAAGTATTATGTTAAAAAATATAAAGTATTAACCAATTTAACAGATTTGGCGATCACAAAGGCGGGTTTTGAAAAGAACGTATTTGGTGATGAAAAAAAGTTGGAATATAGTTCTATTACACCAAATAATGTTACAAGAATATCACAAAAGACAAGTAGTAATGCGTATGACGTAACGTCTAACTATGATTTGAACTTTGCTGGTTTATTGGATAACCAAAAAAGACCATTGAATGAAATTAGTTTAACAATAGTGAACAAAGGATATTCAGGATATTTCAATCAACCATTTAATAGTGTTGGGTTGAAACAAGGATGGGAGTTCAATTTGTCAAAAACAACTAATCCGTGGTGGGATTTGAATAATCAGAAATCGAATACAAATATACCAGTTTCGGCATATACTCTCACTAGTGGTGCGACTAAAACATTCTATTACAATGATAACTTAAAGATTGGCGATGTGATGGATGGTGATTTTTGTGAATGGAATGATTATCTGCAAATCGAACGAGTAGTATCACCATACTATCATAAAATTAAATTCAATCAAACGGTATTCCAAACTACGAGTAATTTTTCCACAAACTCACCAGGTTATTATTATAAACCTCACAACTCTATGGTGTTGAAAGTTTTTTCAGATTACATTGAAACTGCTGACTTAGGATTAATTGATAATGTTCCAAGTTGGGCGTTTTATTCAACTGAAGACCAACAGTTTCGTTGGAGGGATATTTATACCTATGGGTTTATAGATAATTTAGGTAGAGGTGTTGACTATCCATATTTGAATTCAGCACACTATCCATATACCCAAGTAATATTCAGATTGATACCTGAAGGAATAAATTATAATGATAATCTTACAGGATTTGATTTCGCAATAAAACCATTGATAGATGAGTGTGAATAAGTTTGTAATAAGACAAGATGGTATTGTTGACAAACAAATCAACATTCCTGTAGAACTCAAGTGGGATTATTTGGGTTTGGATTTGGCTATCGACGAATATGAGGTTAAAATCATAAAGGATGTTATTGGTGATGGTCGAGATTTTGAAGTATCAAGATTTGCACATGCGCCTGCGACGGGAACCACAGATGATACTTTAATTAATTATGAATTTTATTTTTATTCTGGTGGATCTTTGGATGATAGAAGTAACTGGAGAATAAATTATCTGAGTGAGGGGTTCACACCTCAGGAAGTTTATTATTATGATGATGTTTTTTCTAACTCGTTTTTCAAGTTGGATTTTTACGATACTCCTGACGAAAAACAGCAAACAAATTATCTAACAATAATTTTACCAACACAACAGGGTTTGATGATGGAAACCCAAATGCAACGAACTTTGGTTAATATAAGAAAGCCACAGTTCGTTTTGGACTATGTTGGTGACAAAGAAGGGTTCTTTGTTTACTGGTTGAAAAAAAGAAACTTTCTTAACATTAATACCTTTTATATGACTGCAAAGTTTTTCAATGCAAAGACAGGTCAATTTACAAAAATGATGACAGGTAGAGGAGTAAATCCAATCGACCTTACAAATGGACCTCAGTACAATTTAGTTGGAAACAAATATGCTTTTGATAACACTCAGTTTTTTTATTATACTGTCAAACTTGATTATGAAACACAAACTTACCAAGTGTTTAATACTAATGGACAGAGGTTGGGTACCAACTTGCCCATAAAATGGTATGAATATGTAAATCCGCCACTATAATGTCACAGGATAGTTATAAATTTATTGTCTCACCTGAGAATGTTGCAAGGGATTTGTCTGTTATAAATTATAATGGTACTCCTGTTGGTGTCTATTCTGCAATGACACAAGTTGTTAGTTCAGGGCCTAGTGGCACATCTTTATTAACCAATTTATCAGTACCTATACTATTGAGACAAACTGCAGTTGATGTTGGGTATTATAGCCCATTTGATGGCGCAGTATTACAAAAAGATGTCGTAACAAATTTTATATTCTCCTCAACTACAACAAATCCATATGTGTGGAATGTTTACAACACCTCGGATGAATTCCAAAAGTTTTTAGAATTATCTGTATATAGGATAGATTGGGGTGATGGGACACCCAAAGAAACAATCACAACTTATACACCGAATTCAATAAGTCACACTTATCCAACCACAACAAGGCAATATACCATAACAATGGAACAAACAAATCCTTGGGGGGTAACAAAAGTATCCAAGACAATCAACGTTCCTTTCACCGATGTTGTAATTTACAATCCAAATGGTCAATCCTTTTTTATACCTGCGGGTGGAAATTGGTTAAATACTCCTGTTTCTTATGATTACATATTTTCAGGAGACGCAGTTAATGAAGTTTCCGCACAAACATCGAACAATTATGTTACAGTTCCATTCACTGTATCGGGTGAAACTAAATCTCGAGTGAATGAATTGGCGTTGTATGGGTCACCAAAATTCCAAGTTGGAGTTCCTGTAATTAGTAATGGACAAATATGGGGGGCGATTTCAGATATAAATCCAGTTTATACTGCCTATACAATTACTGGTGTTCATTACTATGATTATAATGATGGAACCACAATATTCTTTCAGCAATCATCAGGGTTTACTTCAAATAATTTGACGGCACAACCTATAACTAAAGACGAAGTTCTTCTTAAAGTAATAGACCAGGCCCAAGTACAAACAAACGTGTTTGTGGAGAGAGGAAAAAATAGTGCGTACGAACGGGTTATGAGATTGGGTGAGGTTGATAATTTGGGGGATATGATTAACTATGGGTACGGATTCTTTAATGTTGTTAATAAAGAAAGTACTAATTGAAAAAAAGAAATAAAGTATTTATAAATTAAATAAGAGAATATGGCAATCGGCTCATACGGCACAATAAGACCTTCAGATGTTTCACCTGCAGATGTTGAGATAATCATGAATTATACTCCGACACGGGACGTGACAGACCAATTTGTTTTGACAAAATTGGATGCACAAACTATTTTAAGACCTTACTTCGCAAATTCGGAAACGGGAGGAAATGCTGGAGTGGAGGTTTTAGGGGGACTTTATAATTTAACATTACCTGCAAATCAATTCAACGCGTTAGGAATATATACCTTGTATATCAGACCGGCAGAAATAAGAACCGTAATAAGTGACTGTGGTGTTTTGAGTGCATTACCCAACGTAAAGGGTATAATTATTGACATTTCGAATGTACCGACACAATACCAAAACAAATTTGTGCCTCAAGGATTAGTCGGATTTAGAGTTGAATACCTAAACGCCGATGGGTCAAAAATTCCTAACTTCTTCCGAGTGGTTACATCAAGTTTCTTCTGTGAACCTGTTGTGACAAATGAAGTAAACACAACTCAACAGTCAATAAGATATAGATATGTTGAGGGAGATTCAAATCTTATATTCCTAACACTATCACCTTCTTCATCACCAACAAACAAACCGAATGCAACTCCGTACATCGGACAGCCCGACCAAGATATTATAATTACAAATACCTTCTTCAATCCTGTTTCAATCGAGGTAGAGATGGTTGAGTACGATATCTCTTCACTTGCAATTGCTCTGTATGGTAATCAAACTAAATCTATCGATGATGGTATCTACACTATCTACGATTCAAGTAACAATATCTACAGACAATACAACCTATACGAAATTAGAGATCAATTTAATGCTCTCCTATATGAGGTTAGACAAAGCAGAGGTAATAATATTGATTTCAGTAAAAACTTTACAAATATAACTAGTTAATGGCTACAACTCAAAGTACAACCAAATTTTTTTACCCTCCACGGCCAGGTAGTGGGGCTGCGACTTTCTCTGACAATATTGTAGGATTACAAACAGTCGAAGGGGGAGGACTTACGCAGGGTAACTTTGAGTTTACAACTTCAGTTACTGAAAGGGTTACAAGAACATTTAATGTCGGAGCGTTTTCTGAACCAATAAGTTTAGAAGGGTTGGATATTAATAACTTAGCTGAGAGTAGGGCGATTTTGGCAACACAGTTCAGAGTTTATCCAAACTATGATGTGTCTCAGGTGCTAAATTTCTCAATGTATGGGTCTTTGAGTAAAAGATTTCAAGTTTCAGTTACAGAAATCATTCACAGATTTCCGGCTTCTTTGGATGTTGTGTTTAACAATGAGGATTTTATCACAGGGGCGACTGCGACCAATATTTCTTATAACTCTACAATGAATGAAACTTCTTTCAGGGTTGATGTAAGTCGAATTAATAATCCGTTTGATATAGATTATTCTTTGAGTGCATCGACAAATTTATCTGTAAGAGAAATTAATGTTTCACAATATAGAAATTTATATAACACTTACTTGGATTATTGTGTGTCTATCAATGACAACATATATAATGTAGTTTCATTTACTCCTTCACAGACATTATCGACTGGTTATATAGAATTTATTGTTTCAGGGTCACCATTTGGAACGACTGCAACGACATCGAATGAAGACTTCCAAATAAGACCAAATGACTTTGTTGTTGACAGAGTATTCGCGGAAGACTTCGATGAAGTACAAAAATTTTTGTTGAATCGATTAATTCGACCTGAATACACTGCGGTGTTTCAAGTTCCACAACAGAATGAAGCTGGCCAATTTTTCACGGATTATCAACAAGTAACATGGCCAAAAGAAGGACCGTGGAACTTGGATATTAAATCATTTTTGTTCGAGAGTTATTTAACACAATTAGAAGAAATTGCGGTTAATTTGGATTCGTTCAAAACGAATTTGATATCAAGATTTTTAGTTACGGATTCCTTAAAAGAATTCGACACATTAGGACAAAAAGTTGAAAAAATATTTCAGATTTATGGTAGAAGTTTTGACCAAATCAAACAATTCATAGATGCCTTGGCATACATGAACTCGGTAAGTTATAATCCTTCTAACGATATCCCTTCACAATTATTGGTAAATTTGGCACAAACATTAGGATGGAGTTCGAATTTTTCACCAATTACAAATGAGGATTTTTTGAGTTCAGTTTTCGGAAATACTTCAACACCAACTTATCCTGGATATGCTCGGGCGTTAACTCCAACAGAATTAAACTATGCGTTCTATCGTAATTTGATTTTGAATGCATCTTATTTATTCAAATCCAAAGGAACTAGAAGGTCAGTTGAATTTATGTTGAGATTGATAGGAGCACCAGACTCTTTAATAGAGTTCAACGAACATATCTATTTGGCTGACCAAAAAATAAATATGGACCAATTCGGAGTTCAATGGGCGGCTATTTCAGGAGGAACATATGTTCAAAATACACCAAGTTTTGTTCCTGGATCGACATTCAAAATAAAAGGTCAAACATTTAGTGCATTCACTTCGACGGCATCTTATCAAGATGTTACAACTAGATTAGATGATTATCCTGTTGATTTAGAAGGATATCCTAAAGCACCTGTAAATACTGAAAGTTATTTCTTCCAAGTGGGAGCTGGATGGTATGAGTCCACTCCATCACATAGAAGCCCTGATGAAGTAACCGTAACTGGACAAGTATTCACGGGACAAAATTTCAATATACAAACACAATTAGCACCATTCACATATGGACAGCCTTATTTAGATAGGTTTAGAGATTTTCCATTCATGACTGAAGGTTTCAAACTTCGAAAGATTGTTGATAATAATAAATCTTGGTTGGAAGAAGATGATAAAATCAGAATTTCAACAAGTGCGGATTATAATGCATATTATTTTGTTGATAATGAGAAGTTAGTTCTTAACGTTAAAAATGTTGACCTTTTCTTAAATCCTGCACAAGGTTTAGTATATGATGTTTGGGACCAATCGAGACGATATGACTATCCAATACCTGAATCGGGTTTAACAGTTGGCTATCCTGTACCAGGAGGGGTCGATTCAACTTTTGTGAATCCACAACCGAAAAAGAAAACCTTCTTTGAATTTTCTCAAACTTTTTGGGAGAATATGATTAACGTTAGAAATCGACAATATATTACAGATGGTAAGACAGGTGGATATCCAACATTACAATCTATCTTTTGGAAATACATCGAATCTGAAGACACTGTTGGTTTACCTAACAACAAATATACATATCAAAAACTCATAGATTATGTTGTTGGTATTGGTCCGTATTGGATGAAGTTGGTTGAACAAATGGTTCCAGCAACAACAATTTGGAATACGGGTGTTAGAATGGAAAACTCAATTTTTCAAAGACAGAAATTTGTGTATAGAAGACAAAGAGGTTGTCAGTTCATTCCTGTACCAGTCGACCCATGTTTCATTATATCTAATATTTTTGATTACACCTGTACGACAGAATATGTGGACTTCAATATATATCCGTGGTTAAATGGGGATGTTGATGTAAGTAACTTTAGTAGTATTTTGTCAAACCGACTCAATAATATGTTGGCACAGAGTGGGTTAACATTGAATGACTGTATTCAAAATTCCGTGGAAAGTAGTTGGTACGTAGATTTAAGAATCGGAGGAGATTTAATAATTAAGGAATTATTCTATGTTGGATATGGGTTAACGGATGTCCCAACAAATACTATGTGGAGAAATGCATTGATTCAATATCTACCTCAGCTTTATGATTATGGATTTACATTCTTCCTTAATGGAAATGAACTAACAATTACTAGTCTTACTTGTACAGAAAGAAATATTGACGAAACACTTTCTTTGAACTCGGGAATAAATATAAGTATAAACTGTACGAATAACTAATGGCGGTATTAAATTATAATATAACGGTAACGGGAGATTGTTCCAACAATAATTCAGGAGCATTCAATCTTTTCGTCAGTGCTGGAACACCTCCATACACCGTACAATTCCTAAACCCATCTTACGCATCACAAACAATTACGACACAACCAGCATCATTAGCGGGATTAGCAAGTAATGTATATCAACTAAGGGTCAACGATAGTAGTTTACCGACCAACAATGAATTTTTATTAAACATACCCATCTCAAGTGGAGTTTGTGGTTCTATAGTTGCGGTTCAGAATACAACTTGTGGTAGTAATAATGGTTCGGTGACAGGGTCTTCAACATCATTATATTCTTCTACAAATTTTT